TACCCGGATATCACCATGCTGCTGATGCACGCTTCTCAGGAGACGATTGAGAAGCAGTTTGCGTTTATCAAGCAGCAGTTTCACAAAAACGCTGTGATGCGGTTTTTCTTCCCTGAGTTCTGTCCCCCGATGGAGGCCAAGGAGTTCGGCACACAGACGTACTTTCAGTGTCCAGCCAGGACCAGGTTCACCGCGGCCCCGACGATGAACATCAGCGGCATTGAGTCGATCCGGACGGGTATGCACTATCATGTCATCAAGTTCACAGATATTGTCGATGAGAAGAACTCGGCTACGAAGGACCAGTGCCAGAAGGTGGCGTACTCGTACGATATGGCGCAGAATCTCTTAATCAGCCCCCTGTACTGGATCGACGTGGAGGGTACCCGGTACAACTTCTCTGACGTCTACGGTCGTATCATCGACCAGTGGATTGAGGCCAAGAAGAACGAAGAAGAGTGTGAGTTTGACGTGTTCGTGATGGGGTGTTACAAGACGGATTTGACCGTGATCGGGAAGGCTGTAGAGGAGTACACGCCGGATGAACAGGAGGCCCCGTTTATCCTCAAGTCGGGGCGGAAGATCCACTCGCTGGAGGAACTGAAGAAACCAGAGTACAAAGGGGACCTGCCGATCAGCCGTTTCCCGTCTCAGTTCCCCGCGGAGGCGTTGGAGAAGGAACGGAAGACGTCCCTGTCAGGTGAGATGATGTTCGCCACGCAGAAGCTGAACAATCCGTCGGCCACGGACGATACGGCGTTCAACATCAAGATGGTGTTATGGAAGGACCCGGAGGACATCAGGCGGGTGCCGGCAGCGTACCACTACACGACCGTCGATACGGCGGATACGACCAACAACCGGAGTGACTACACCGTCATCACCACGGCTATGGTGGACCGGATGAACAGGAAGTACGTGGTGGACGTACGGAGGGGCCGGTTTAAGCCCGACGAGATTATCAGCCATATCTTCCAGGTGTATGACAAGTACAAGCCGTTGAAGGTCAAGGTGGAGGAGACGGGGTTTGTACGGGGGCTGAAGGACTCTATCCAGCGGCGCAGCCAGATGACCGGCGTGTTTCCCCCGTTTGTCTATCGGGCGGCGTCTACGCAGATATCGAAGACGAGCAAGATCCTCGCGGCTCTCCAGCCCCCGTTCAAAGACGGGCTGATCTTTCTCTCTACAGGTCTGACGGACGACGTCAAAGAAGCCTTCAAGCACGAGTTCACCCGGTTCCCCAAGTACGTCCACGATGACATACTGGACAGCTTGGCCGCCTTGTACACCGACGAGGACGTATCCGGCCCCGTACGGCCTGAACCGACGATGGCGCAGTTACTCCAAAAGGCCCAACAGGTCATGTGGGCCAAAGCGGCTGACTATCAGGAGATCTTTGGGTCACCGACAGGGGAAGATACCGGGTCGTGGGCGGGATTAGGATGAAACCCACCGTCTGTGTGACACGTCCGTAGGGTAGGAAGACGACACAGATCGTTTCACAACAGACTAATTGGCGGGGTAGCTGTAACCTACCCCGTTTTTCTTTGATACCAGCCATTTTCGCTACACTAGTAGGTGGAGGGTCACCACCTACACATGCCCGAACAACAGGTACCGGAACAGCTTCCACTTTTAGACATGGAGACGCAGCCGTACCTGTACGCGCGGACGCCACAGGACGCTGAAGCTCTGACCTTGGTCACCCAGACGTTTGGGCAGTATGAGGCTGGGAGACGGTCCCACGACCTACGGTGGCAGACGGCGGACAGGCTATACCACGGTGTGGTGGACAAACGGTACTGGGACGAGGCCAGGAAGTCGGAACGGGCGTCTTTGGCCGTACCCATCGTCTACGACCAGATCGAGGCCGCGTACCCCAAGATCATGCGTGCGTTGTTCGACTACGCCCCGACGTGGTTTGAGGTCGAAGCTCAGGGCGGGACGACGCCGGCAGAGGCGGTACAACAGCGGGACGTTTTGGCGGCCTATCTGAAGTCCCCGTTTGATGAAACCCAACTGACCGCCGTAGCCCACCTGGGCATGTCCGTGAAACAGGCCGAAAAGTACGGCGACGGGGCTGTGAAGCTCTCCTGGGACCACCAGCTAAAGCGTCCCATCCTCGAATGGGTAGACATCCGTGACCTGTATATGTCCCCCAAGACCCCCGGACCATGCGTAGACTGGTCCCCGGCGGTCATAGAACGGACCAAGGTACGGGTCGAAGACCTGGCGGATATGCGTGGGCAGGAGGGGATCAACATCCCGTCCGATGAGATCCTGAACTACCTGGCCAAGCTGAACCCGGATACGGTGGGGGATCAGTCCCGGCGGGTACAAGCCGCGGCTACACGTACCGAATCCCACGTCAACCTGATCGAGACCGATCCGTCTCATCAGGACGTGGAGGTTTTGGTCTATACGTCGCGGGAACGGCTCATCTGGATCCTCGGTCGGCAGTGGGTAGCCCTGAACGGCGACAACCCATACGGGTTCATCAACTACTGTAAGGCTCCGTTTACGTTGGTCGAAGGTCGTCCGTACGGTATTGGCCTCCCGGACGTCCTTGAAGGTGACCAAAAGTACGCCCAAGGTATCCGGAACCTTCGCTTGGATAACGTCAACCTGGCCCTGAACCCGCCGCGGAAGCAGAAACAGGGGGCTATGACGAGTGGTCGGCCCGAAGTATGGCGGCCTGGGATGAAGGAGATCGTCACCTCGATAGACGAATCTGACCTGTACAAGGTGGATATGGTCACCGGGGACGCTCTCAGGGAGGAGATGATCATCCACCAGGGGGCGTCTAAGCGCACCGGTATCAACGAAATGGCCCAGAGTGGTATGCCGACCCCGTCTAACGCCAACAGGTCGGCCACAGGCGTGTCCCAACAGGGTATGAACGTAGCGGACAGGCTGTCTTCTGCCGTCAAGAACGTCGAAGACTTCATGATCGTGCCGATGCTGTACAAGATGAGAGCCATGATCAAGAAGTTTGCCCCGGAGCAGCTTGTCATCAACGACGGTACAGGCGTTCAGCAGGTCCAGAAGGCCACTTTTGACGGCCCTGTGAAGTTCACCATCGAAGCCGCGTCACGGATGATAGCCCGTGAACGGCTGGCCATGTTCTTAGGCCCCGTCTCACAGCTTCTGTTCAACGACGTTGTAGCTAAGATGGCTGGCCAGCAGAACATGACGGTGGACTTCGTGGAATGGAACCGGTTCCTGCACGACGCGACAGGTACCACCAAGGCGTATCAGTTCTTCCGGCCTATGTCGATGGAAGAAAAGCAACAGTCCATGCAGCCTGATCCGAACAAGATGCTGGATTGGCAGAAGGCACAACTGGATTCCCAGACCCGTAAGGAGATTATGGGTGTCAAGTCTGAGACAGAACTGACCACGAAGCGGATGGAGACGGAATCGGCACAGACAGACGTGGCGGAACGCTCTGCCACGGAGATCGTCAAGGCGTTGTTGACCAAGATTGGCGAGAAAAAGACCGCAGAGGCTAAGGAAAAGGCCAAGAAGTAATGGACACGGAGGAAAGACGGCGTATAGCGGCTTTAGCCACGGTCCCAGGGTACCAAAAGGTCCTGGATCTGGTCCTGAAGCCGGCCATAAAGGACGCCGAGAGCCGTTTGACCTCTACAACGGACCAGGACAAGCTGTACCGGGCCGCGATTGAGTTTCAGTGGGCGAAGTTGATGTACAACGAGCTATCCAACCTGCCGTTACGGCTGGCGGAAGAACTAAAGGACGAAGGAGATCAGATATATGGCGCTTAATGAGGATATGATTAAGGAATTGTTCGGGGATATGTCGGCGGATGACCTGGAGTTGCTGCGTAAAGAGGTGATGGGGGAACAGAAGGAGGAGAAAGTGGTAGAACCGCCTCCGGACCCGCAGAAGTTTGCTGATGCTGTGGTGTCCAGGATGCCTCAGCCACAGGCTCCGGAACCACCCCCGGCCCCCCTTCCCGCTTTCGACATGAAGAAGTTCCAGGAGCAGTTCCTGGTCGATCCCAACAGCGGTTTGGACTACGCTTTCCAGTCCAAATACGGCTACAACCCGCTTCAGGTGGTACCTTTGATGGCCGCGGCTCTGGCCGAGACGAAGCAGCAGGTTGAACAGCTAAAGTCCCAGTCGTTCCGGTCCCAGAACCAGTTGGACGATGAGTCGTTCCAGAAGGTGGCGGCGTTCCAGCAACAGAAAGGTCTGGACTGGCAGGATGCGTACGACCTGGCCAAGGTACGAGGGATCATCCAAGCCCAGACGCCGGCCCAACCGTCAGCCCCTCCCCGGCTCCCCCGCGGTGGCGGTAAAGAGACCAGTATGGCCGACGAATCCTTCTTCATGGGTCAGATCAACGACCTGTCCGACGAGAAGCTGGAAGCCCTCTTTATGAAGGCTGGTGGTGTGACCAAATCGCACTTGACCTAGAAAGGTCACTTAGACGTGTGACTACGCCTGTATGTTACACTTAAATTGTAGGTGTCTTTTAGGCACCCGAGACTGTGTAGGGAGGGTCAAATATGGCCTACGCTCCGGCAGCAAATCTTTCAACGTCTAGCCAGTTTACCCACCTGGCATCAGTCTATTATGACCGGACGGCGCTCAAACCGCTTCGGCAGCAGTTTCTCTTCTGGGTAGGTGTGGACAACCGGGTGATGCCGCTGAAGAACGGCAAGACGGTTCAGTTCTACCGTTACGGCAACCTGGGTGCTAACACCTCGACCACGTCTGAAGGCACGGTCGGTACGCCGATCAACATGGCGGCATCGACCACGGTCAGTGCCACTGTGGCTCAGTACAGTGACTTTACCTCGTTGTCGGACATGTTGGTCGATACGGCCATTGACGGCGATATCGTTGCAGTCGCTTCTGACCAGCTTGGCTACCGCGCCGGCCTGACCTTCAACACGATCCTCAAGAACGAGATCGACTCCGTTGCCGCGTCCATCGACGTGTCCCTGTTGGGAGACTACTTCACGGGCGCGGATCTGGCGAACATCCGTCACAGGATGCGTGGTCTGAACATCAAAGGCTTCAATAACGGCATGTTCCCGACCATCGTCCACCCGTACATCTCGTACGATCTGGTTCATGACCCGCAGGTTGGCGGGTTCATGGATGTGAACAAGAACGGCCCGCAGAGCGGCAAGCTCCAGTCGTTGCCCGAGAACGGCCCCCTGGTGACCTTCAACAACTGTCAGGTGTATGAAGCCACCGACGTGACCGTGACTTCCGGTACGCCGAACCTCTACCGTTGCTACTTCTTCGGTCAGGAGGGTGTGGCGGCTATCGACCTCGCCGGTCGCGGCCCGACTCGTACCAAAGATCAGGATCAGACCCAGTTCCGTGTTCACGTTGAACGTAACGCGGCCAAATCCATCGCGAATCCTGAAGGCAAGATTCGAGCGTTTTGCAGCTACAACGTGGTCTTTGTGGCCAAGATCCTCGACACCGTCAACTACCGGCTGCGTAAGATCGACGCTCCCACGTCGCTGGGTCTCTAAGGAGGACACATGGCAGAGAGAATTATCCCTTCTAACGAATCCCCCCAGGGCTACGCTTTTGACGAGCGTGTGATCTGTGGTGGCGCGGCTGCGCCGACTGCCGATGCTACCTTTGTCGCTTTCGTGGCCCCGGCTGGCTTCTACGGTACGATCAAGTCGTTTATCGGCTCCATCGGCACCAACGTCGAAGACGGCACGGACGCCGCCCAGATGGCCTGGGCCTGTGCGATCAACGGTGTCAGTATCTTCACCACGGCTCCGGTGATTACCAAGGCCGCGGGTACGGGTGCCAAGACCAGTATCGCCACGGCGACCGGTGTGACCATCGCTGTTCTGGACTCGACCAAAGTCGCCATCGTCCCTGGTGATATCGTCACCGTCACCCAGGACATCACACGCACTACACCGGAAACCGAGTACGCCAATGTCGGGTTCTCGTTTGTTATCCGCCCCACCGCCGGCACGACCATCGCAACGTAGTCTCCTTCCTTCCGTCCTCTACAGGGTCAGGGTAACTTCTGACCCTTTCTTTTTCTACGACCTACAAAGGTCCTCATAGCCAAACTCGCTACAATGGTATAAGGATGGCGAATAAGGCACAACTTACCTATACCGACACTGTGGAATGGTCCGGCGGGACCCTGTTCGACGGCTACGTCCTGCTGATCATGGCTCTACCGTCGGCTGATGGGTCAACGTGGTCCAAGGTGTGTCTCAAGGATAGCCGTCCGCGGCTACGGGTACCCGTACGGGTTATGGTTCCTATACGACAGGGCGTTTACGACCCTGCCACGCAAGTCTGGCGTACAGACGCGATCCTGCCCCTGTCAGTAAGGTACTCGTCTTTTTACTACGACTCGACGGACAGGTTTATCGCTGTGGGTCCGGATCTATTTACGATCACGGCTGACAGCTACGTCCTGACCCCGCCGACCCTGACCGACCCCACAGCGGCTGTAGTCTCCGTGACTCCGGAGACCGTACCTTCCGCCCCGGTTACCGTAACCATCGGCCCCACCCGTGAAGACGTACAGGGTACCAAAAACGGCTCCAACACAGCCTTTACCATCACCCGTACCGGGACCCTGGTGATGATCATGTGGAACGGTATGGTCCTGGACGAAGGTGTTGGATATACCAAATCCGGTACAGCCATCACCATGACCTACGCCCCGGAGTCTGGGGACTCTCTGGAGGCACTGATATGGTAAGGACCTTGGTAGTTGCCTTGTTGTGCGTATCCTTGTGGGGACAAAAGATCAGTCTTGATACCCAGACCACGGGCCGGGACATCTACTGGGACAACACTAACAAACGCTTCCTTATCGGATGGACCGGATCTTTTGGTGACGCCTTTGCGTCCCGGCTGGAGATTAAAGATCCAGGACCTGCGTGGGCAACATGGACTACTCCACATGACGGGCTTCGGGTAGCATTAAACGCTTATCCGGTCGGACAGCAATTTTTTAATGGTAACGGTCCCATTGCCGAAGCCATTGTAGGCGCGGTGAAGATCCCGTCTGCCAGCGTTGGTATATGGGCTTCTGGAGTCTCCGGATATGCCAGCACGTCCAGCACAGCCACAGGGGCCGTGGGTGTATTCAGTGAAGTACATGCCGATGCGGCAAGTACGAACCTGTACGGCATGAATACGCTGGTCACAAACTGTCCGACTCATTATTGTGATAACTCGATTGTCAAAGATTTAACGAATCTATGGGGTGTGGAGATTGATTTTAATCTTCATAAACTGCCTGACCTATCCGCGCCTACAGCCAACGTACGTGGGCTGAACCTGATCGGTGACTCACAAATCCAGCCCCTTGGTATCCTGAACGCCATCGACATCGACCAGTTCGGCATTACTGACGACATCCCGTGGAAAACAGGGCTGTACTTCAATCCTGGGTCAGTCAACTATCCAATCTATATTACAGCCGCGGCTTCAACCACCGGTACTGCGGTGTATGTTGGCAAAACTGGCACGGGTGATAACGAAGGTTCACAACTGATTCACCTGGCTGGTAGAAATGCTGGTGGTTCCGACACCAAAGTTATGATCGTGAGTGACCCTGACGGCAATCTGGTACTCAAACCTGATACCGGAACAGTGCAGATCCAAGACTCAGCAGGAACACCGTCACTTACGATCTCAGCGTCTGGTGTAGGGCTCGCTTCCGTCGCGTTCGGAAGCCTCGGCGCGGCAGGCAACGGGACGTTCATTTACTGCTCGGACTGCAATGTAGCTTCTCCATGCACCGGAGGAGGCAGCGGAGCATGGGCGTTTCGTTCCAGTGGCGCGTGGGCTTGTCCTTTTTAGGATGATGTGATGACGATTAACAAGGCAGATATGACGGCTGGGATAGGAGTAGCGTTAACTGCCTGGTGGGGGGACATACCGTTGGTGTTACAGGCGATGGTGGTGTTGACGATGTTGGATTATGTGTCCGGAATGGGCAAAGCGTTTGTCAACCGATCGCTGTCGTCCCAGGTGGGGTACCGGGGCGCGGTGAGAAAAGGCTTGGCGTTTGTGTTAGTGGCCGCCGGCTGGGTGGCGCATAAGAAGCTGGGTGTGCCGGTGCCGTTGGACCAGATCGTCGCCGGGTTCTTCTGTGGTAGCGAACTGATCAGTATTGTTGAGAACTGCAAACAGGCCGGGTTGAGTGTGCCTGACAGCCTGACTAAATACTTTCAAGCACTCAAAGGGGACGCGAAGGATGCTCGTTAAAGACAGTGAAGTACAGGAACGACACAATCAGGCTGGCGTTATTGAAGCGACTCATAACACGGCTTATCAGGCGGCCAAGGGTAAGGTACGACACCAGGGGTTCGTAGGCGATGTTACCAACGTTGATAAACAACGCGGTCGATGGCTGGACGCAACGGTGTTTATGGCTAGAGTTCGCAAGCTCAACCCCAACCTCGTACTCATCGCACATCCACACCAGCCCGGCTACGCCAACATCTATGCCCTCGTTGGAGGGGAACGAGTCTATACCGGTATCGCCTGTGAAGACGGGATGATGCCTGAGTGGACCGTGATGGGTGTACGGGAGGAGAGGGTCCCGATTGAGGATAAGCCGGGGACGTACTGGGCTCCGGTTCAGACCCTTGGTCGTGTTGAGCAACGTGGGTGGCGGGACGTTTTACTGCGGTTGATTCAAGGTCGTCACCTGGACATATCTGCTGTGGAACGTGAATTTGGTGCCGGTGACCGGCACTCGTGGGCGGTACTGTCAGGCAAGAAAAAAGACAGACCGTTGGTTTAAGGAAGGACGGGAATATGGCAAGACCTTTGAATATACAGGAATCACCGCTGGAAAAGGTGGCCCCGGCTCTGGCCGTAGCGGCTTTATCTGGTGGAGGGCTGGACAATCCGGAGATTAAGGCACTACTCGCTGAGACGCTTCTGGGCATCAAAGAACGGCGCGAAAAGGCCGCGAAGATGCAGGAGCGGATGGACCAGCAGAGGATACAGACGATTGCCGAGATGGAGGCCCAGAAGGCCCAAAGGCAGAACGGATGCAGTCATTTGAAGCAGGACGGACGATCTACCCGGCTGGCCGGCCAGGTGACCACCGGGATCGCGGGGAAACGTCAGTTAGTCCTCGTCTGTCAGTGGTGCCACAAGGAGTACCACACGCCGCCAGGTCCGGGACAGGAAGCACCGCCACAGCATCTGATCCCGCCGGGGGATGAGATCGGAGGATAGTCATGCCCACCCCACTGGAAGCTCTCAACTACGCCAAGAGGTTTACGGGTAACTTACCCGTGGACGACTCGACCATGAAGTACCGCATCCTGAACTACGCCCACAACCGGCTGTGGTCGGCGGCCCCGTGGTCCTGGTCGGTTGAGAGCATTCCGGTGGTTACGTTGGCCAACAGCACACAGGACTACACACCGTCCCCGGCTATCACGGATTGTTTCGGCTTGGTCAAGGTGACGCTACGGGTAGACGAGGAACAACACGACCTGGAGGTTACCGCGGCCCTACCGGAGACCACGACGGATATCACCGGTAAGCCTTCCCAGGTGGCATGGACGTCGGACGATACGTTACGTGTTCTGCCGGTCCCTGTAGGTTACAGCACGATGCCTAAGCTGTACGGCTGGTACAAGAAAGACGTTACACCCATCGCCGTAGGCAACGAAGGCACTGACTATACGACCCTGTGTGGTTGCCCCGCCGAGTGGTTCTGGGTGTTCGAGGAACTGGTGTTACTGAGAGCCTTGGCGTTTGCGCATTCGCCTCGTACCGGTGCCGTGGTCAGCAACGGGGGGCAGACCCAGCACAGCGGCCAGTTCGGTGTGGTGGAGTCAGCCATAGCCACGATGAAGATGGCCGAAGACAAATTCTTGACCTCGTTAGGCCGGGAGGTGGGTAATGGCTAGAACACTGACGCCTAACACGGCTATCAGTCTTTTACAGTTACGGTACGGTCGGTCGTTACCCGACGGTTTTGCTGTACGTTTCTGTGACGAGGTCTTGGGTAAGATGTGGCACCGGTATCCGTGGCGGGAGACCTTAGAGGAGTTGCCGCCGTTTCACCTGACACAGGACGAAGCGTTCTACGGCCCACCATTACTCGCTGTACCCTCCGACTTCTTCTCGATCCATGAGGCGTGGCTGGTCTCATCGTCCTATGATCAATGGCCTCTGAAGTGGCAGAAGAACGTATCCCCGACGATGGCTTCGGATATGCCCAACAAGATCGGGTATGACAAAGCCCGTGGGGCGTTTGTGTTATCACCTCGTCCGTCTGTATCCGCCCCGGACTGGTGGGTGACGGGTACGTACAAGAAGACACCTACACGGTTGACCAACGCGACCTTGGCCTCCTACACCCTCCCCTGGGACGATACGTACTACGATGTCTTCCGCGCCGGCTTAGAGTGGAAGTTCCGTGAGGAGATTTTACGTGACAAGGATTGGCCATTGGCCCGTCAGTCCTTCTACGCAGCTCTTAGCGAGATGGCCATGTCCGAAGGTCTGGCTGAAGGCGATACGGTCATCATACCGGAGTTCGGACTGGAACTGGGAGGGTAGGATGGACCCTAAAGCGTTGTTGGACCTGTTGTCCGGAGTGACGCCGAAGACCGTAGGTAAGGCAGTAAAAGACCTGAAGTCCGGTAAGAAACCTGAAGTACTGACTGGAGACGCCTCCGGTCCGTCCCTCGGCGGGCGGGTCAAGCTACTCTCCGGTCAACTAAAGAACGGTACCAAACTTCTGACCCGCGTATCCACCGTGGAAGACATACCTAAACGTATGCTGGCCTACGGCGACGAGATGGCCAAGACGGCCTCCGGGTCCATCAACCCGGCCAAAGCCGTGGACTGGTCCAAGCCGGCTACTAAGGCCGCCGGGTCCCGGTCCAACTGGGACGTGATCAACGATTTGGTTAAGATGGGTAAGACACGTAAAGCTCTCGGTCATGCCAATCGAGGCCCTATGACATTCCTGGACGGTAACTAATGCCTGAATCCACTCAATACGACGTACGAGAACTGGAAAACCTGGCCCTCTCCTACGACGTAACGACCAAGGAGTTAGACCCTCGTCCTCGTATCGTAGACGGCTCCAACATGTACGTCACGCTGGGTGGGAAGCTGTCACGTCGTCCGGGGTGGTCGTACTATGATGACATTCCAGCACTGCCCTCTAACCTCCGTCCTGAACGCATCGGCATCTACCGTACCGTAGGTGACGGCTATCTCCACATCGTGGCGTCCGTACGAGACACGTCTATCGTCTCCCCCGTGACATACAAGTTTTATTACCACACGGAAGGTTCCGGGTTATGGAACCCTCTGACAGTAGAAAACAACTCTCTGGAACCACACGAGATCCTGATAGCCCACGGTCAGGTGTTTATTCGTTTGGAAGGTATTAGTACCTACTCTGAACTATACAATGCCCGTGTTTTACGTGATAACGGGTCCGGGGTTGTTAGTGATCGTCCCTGGGGGTTACCGGAGGACCCGACGGCCCCGGCACTGGTGGCCATAGGTTCCTGGGGTGCGTCTACAGGTACCGTTACTGTACGGATCGGCTGGAAGTACGCTTATGGTTATGGCAACGAACTTGGCGCTCTTGCCACCGACCGTCACTTCGGCAACCGTTCAGAATGGGTAGATACCGGGGCGTTTATTGACAAAGTCCCACAGGTGACGATCACACCTTATGCGGACAACCTCATCTACCCCCAGATCATCATCTACCGTACGACAGACGGTGGTGGTTTGTTCCTTGAAGTAGACCGTGTGGTCAACGACGGCACCGGTACGCCGTTCACCTGGATCGACAATGGCGGCACAGCCGGTGACCCGGTAGCCGACGCTGATCTGGACTTTACCCGTATCGCCCCGGATATGGTGATCAATAGTGGTCCACCGGCCAGGATCTATCCGTCTGTTTATTCTGACCCGGCGGGACACCACTCCAACATCGCCTACTTCGCCCGACGTATCTGGTACGGGATTGAGAACAGGTTGTACTTCAGCGGCCAGGAAGAAATCTATACCGGCGTCCCGGAAGAATGCTTCCCCGACCCTGACGGTATTCGCGGTAACTGGTACATTCTTCCTCACGATATCGTATCTCTCAGTTCCGCTCAGGACCGTTTGTTCATCTTCACCACAGATGATGTATACGTTGTCATCGGTGAGGACAGGACGAATATCCGGTTGTTGAACTTCGCTCGTGGTGTTGGTATGAAACCAGAGATGAAGCTGGCTTCTACGTCATATCGTGACACGACGTTTGTGCTATCCAAAGACGCCCAGGTGTACGCTATTGTTGGTAACAACGCCCCGGTGGCGATATCCGACGCCGTGGGGACGACTTTACGTACTCGGATGGAAGCTGCGACGGATAATAACATTCAGTTGGTCGTGTGGTCCCAGGTTGGTTACACATGGCTGGTCGTCAACTTTGGTGACGGCTACCAGATGGTGTACGACATAGGACGAGGCTTCTGGTTCCCACCCTGGTCGATTGGGACTGATCTGACTGCAGTTACTGTGGGCCGGCTTAGTCTGGACGATCCGAGAGAGTATCTGATCGGCGCTGTACAGGACGTAGGGGGAACGTGGAAGATTGCTGTGTTAGACTTCACGGCCAATATTGATGGTACGGCTGGGCCGTATCAGGCTTATTTCACGACCAACCTGCTGGACCTCCCAGCGGGGAACCATGTCAACTTGTTAAGACAACCCGGTCATCACCCGATGTTGTCTTATGTGAAACTGGAACGGACCAAGTTCACCTCCGATAACGACCCCACCGTGTCGTATCGTCTGGACGAGTTCAGCGGGGACCTGACTACAGCCACGTCCTACGATCCACCATTCATCGCCCAACGGTCGTCCTACAAGATCCATTGGTTTCCCGTACAAGTCGTCTGCCAGCGGGTCCAGGTCAAAGCCCTGGTCGGCGCTGTAAACCAGGCATTTGAAGTCCAGACGTTAGGTCTGATCTTCACCCCGGAGGCTGGGGCATGATAGACGACCAGAGTCGCCTACGCCGCCTGGAGTCTCCTGGTATCGTCTCTCCCACCAGGTATCTCTCATCCGCCCCGCGTATGTCCCGTGTTCCAATCGCGGGAGGGATAAAAGCGATGGTTACCTGGACCGTCGGGGGCCGTAACGAAGTGGCGGTATCCTGGACCGACTCCATCGACCCGGAAGTACTGGAGTATGAAATCTGGATGGAGCGGACAGGGATGGCTTCTACCAGGGTGGGTACAGCCTCCCGGTCCCCCGCCGACATTTCCATCGTTACCGGTACCACAGGGGCCGCCGCTTTCCGGGTCATGACGGTCATGAGGAATGGGGTCAAGCTCGACCTGGAACTGTGTCCTACAGCCACCGTTACCTTAACTGCCTGATTTGGCGGTAGGTTGGACGGCTAACACGCTAAAATAGTTACAGGGGGTGGTGTATGCCGTCAGGTGGGGTCAAAGAAGGTCGTACTCAGACACAGCAGTTACAGGAATTGTTTGAACGCATGTTCGGCATGGGGGACCTGTACAACAACCCCGCAGCCGCTGCCTTCATGTCGTTGATCAATGGTCAGGCTGGCGGGGACCTACGGTCGATCCTGGAACAACTGTCCGGTGTCAACGGTAACATCATGGGGTCGTTTGGTGACCTGAGGAACTTCCAGTTCCCCGATGCGATGCGACCGTTCATTGACTCCCTGAACGGTAACATCTCGTCGGCACAGGACATCGTCAACCGGGGTGGTAGAACCGAACGCAGTGACGATGTGTGGGATCGGCTGTCGGAGATTCTAACCTACGGGACCCCGGAGGTAGACCAGGCGTCCAGAGGTATTTTGTCCCGTGGCGGATGGAACCCCCAGTCGGCAGGGCTGAACGAACAGGCACAGGGGTTGATTGCCCACGGTGGCTTTACCGCCCCTCTGATGGACCTACAGAAGGTCGGCATGGACCTGGTAGGGTCACAGGGTCAGACCAAGGAATCCAGAGAAGCTATCAACCAGTTCCTCAATATCATCAGGGATGGTGGGCAGGACGAACAGACACGTAGTCTGTTTGGTCAGGGTCAGGGGATCGTTGGCCGCGGTGGGATGACCCCGGAGATGTCGTCCTTTATGGCTGACATTACCGGTAAGATGCAGGACAACGGGATGACCCCGGAGGCCAGACGGATCTTCAACTCGGCTATGGGGATCGTTGATGCCGGCGGCGAAGGCGGGGCGCTCCTACCCCAGGACCAGATGATCACGATGGCACGGGAGGCCAGCAACACGGCCATGCTCCAGAGAGCCAACGCAGCCCGTAGGGAGATGGCAGCGAGAACGGGTGACGCTCTGGGGGCCGGGACAGCGGGCCAAGCCCTGGCGTCGTTCAGTGATCAGGCGGCACAGGCCGAATCCGCCTCCATCCGTGACGCCATCGCCGTACGGCAGGAACAGAAGATGAAGCAGTTGCTGGCTTCTATGGGGGTAGCCGGGGACGTGACCGGGGATGCGTCGGCACTGTTGGGCCAGCTGTCCGGAGCCGGCGCTGACGTGTTCCGTTCAGCGGCGTCCAATATGGCCACCGGAGCCGGGATGATGTCTTCGGCGGGGCAGATCGCCGCGGACAGGCTCAAGACTGGTACCACAGGCTTTAACTCCACGCTGGATCAGGAACTACAGCGTATGAATTCTGGCGTTAACATGGTCGGTACGGCCAACGATTCGGCCTTTAGGCGTCTCGGTCTGGGGATGGATACATCCACCCGGCTGAACACCGACGCTAATGCCCAGGTACAAACCGCCCTGGACGCCCTGATCAAATCCGGTAACCTCCAGCTTGGGGCCGGATCCGAACTGGCTCGTATGTTCGGCATCCAGTCGGACAACGTGAACAACGCCCTGGGTACGATCAACAACGCCTCGGGGACCGGTCTTACCGCCGGGATCAACCAGCAGAACGCTGATACTAACCGGTTGTCCGAACAGTTCCGTAACATCCTTACGTCGCTGGGTATCTCGGCGGATGTGGCTACGGCTCTGTCTCACCAGTTGATCTCTGGGGCCGAAGGTTTGAACAGGATTGGTAGTCAGTACACCGGGTTGGCGAATACCGCTTTGGGTGGACGCGCTGGTCTCAGCAGCGACCTGACCCGTTCGGCGTCCCAGCCGTCGTTCTGGCAGAACCTGGCGAACTCTGCGATAACTTCCACTATTGGAGGTCTGACCGGTGGTCTGGGTAATCTCATTCCCCGCGGGGTGCGTGGTTTGGGTGGTGGCAGAGTTAGTGGGAATCCTGCTTATGATGTACCTGGAGGACCGGGATAATGTTGAACCTATTAGACTTCATGGGCGGTCAGAGGAATCCTGAGTACGAGGAACAGGAGACGAACCGGTTGACGGATTTCCTTAACGGTTCTGTGGCCGAAGGTGGACAGATACGCCAACGTCAGGACGTGAAAGAAGAAGACGATGCCTTAGGTATGGCCTTCAAAGGGTTCATGACCCAGGCGTCACAGCGTGGCGAGATGCCGGATGCCAATACGTTCGATGAACGGTGGAGGAAGAACAACTCCCCGGCGAGAGAGTTTTTAGCCAACTTCTTCACAGGCTTTGCTGACTCTATGGCGGGTAGACAGTTCCGGTCTGTTAAGGAAAAGGCGTTTGTACAGGAACGGACGGTAGTTGAGGAGAAGCAACGGGAGCAGCAGGTTAAGCAGCAGTACGCCCAGCAGATGGCCGGTGTCCTTCAGCGTGAGATCGAGGGTCGCCGGGACGTGGCGATGAAGCAGGAGTTTGCGGCACTGCAAGACATGCAGTCTCGGGAAACCAACGCCATGAAGATGGAGATGGAACGGTTGAAGTTCATGCAGAAATACAAGGTGGATGAACGTACCCAGTCCCGTCTCGACGCTCAGTGGGAATATAAGCAAAAGCGTGACCGGATGGCTACGGCAGACCCGTATCTGAAACAGGGTCTGATGAAAGCCGAAGCAGAGTTTAAAGCTGCCGGTAAGGACCCTGATGATCCCCGTTACGAGGACGCCTTGTTGTCCGCGGCTGTAGACTACTCCCACGGCGAGTTCGCTTATCGTGAAGGTGTTAAGGCTGATAATCGTCCTGCTAAAGCACCTGGTACACCACCGGACATCAAAGCCGTTAAAGACCTGATGCCTACCAAAGTCACCATCACCAACGGCTGGGGTGAGCAGGAGTTTGGCTACCAGTCCCCGATCCAGGCTATTAAAACCGGCAACCCGTGGCTCAACAAACCCGACTGGTGGTCGGAGCAGGGAATACGGGATATTTCCGTGGCCGAACAGGGTCAGATGATGAAGACCCAACAGGCCGTTGATACCGTCCGTATGTCCCTTCACACCTTGGCCAAGAACCCTACGGCCACCGGGCTGAAGCAGATGTTACCGTTGTCGGTACAGGGCTACCTTCGGGACATCAAACCCAGCGACCGGTCCCTGGTCCAGTTGTTCAACATGGGTATCTCCAAGTACTTCCTCGGTGAATCTGGTGTGGCTATCAGCGGCCATGAAGAAGAACGGCTACGTAAAGGTCTGGCCCCGTTCTGGGACAAACCCGAGAACTTCTTTGTCGGCGCTATGACGTTCGCGTCGGCACAGGAAGCGATGTTAGCCCGGTCCAGAGCCGGCATCGACTCCAACGACCTGGACATGGCCGATGTCCTGGACGACTACCTGACATGGGCGCAAAAGGAAATGAAGGACGGACGTAAGCCCGTCATCCCGTCAGGACAGAAGATGATGGAGATGGCTGCGGGGAAGAAGAAGAAAGAACTGATCTATGACAACAAAGGCCGTATCCGGGGGATCAAGAGGTAACTATGCCGAATGAATCGAAGTACGGCTGGGAGACGCTGAAGCCGGAGGAAGGTGTGGCGGTACCAGAGCCTGAAGCTCCGCAGGGATCACCCGAATGGCTGTCTAAGGTCGGGGAACAGTTCCGCGGTACCACGGACCCCAAAGCTGTGGAAGACGGCGCTCGACGTATCCCCAACGCTGTTGGTATGGGTATGGTCGGTGGTGTCCCCGGTGCGCTGGCCGGTGCTGCTATGGACCCGGCACAGGCTCCGATGACAGACCTCGGGGCGTTGTTCGGTGAGGTTGGAGCTACAGCCGCTATGGGCCGGTTCAAGCCGGCTGCTGGTATCTTCGCCAAGATGGCGGCTAATGCTGCTGGTACGGCGGTCGGCGGGGGCGTCGGGGCCGTAGGTGACAAGAAAGCCAACCTGGTGCAGGAGACGCCTTTCGGACAGGTGGCACTGTACTCGGGTATGTCAGCGGCAGGTCTGGGGTTGTCAGCCATGATGACTAAACGGGCCGCCGGCCAGCTTGTGGACAAGTCTGAAAAGATCCGTGAACTGACCGGGGTAACGCACAAGGCAACCCAGGCTGGTGGTGAAATGTTCGAAATGGGCTATCCTCTGGCGTTCGGTGAAGCTAATCCCAGTCGGGCTGGTTTGTCCTCGTTCCTTACTCGTGGTTCCAAAGCGTCGGAGGAACTGGGTAGACAGCAGTCGGCGTATGCGGAGAAGGCGTTTGAGAAAATCATGGGACAGGCTTGGAGGAATGTAACGGAAACGGTTGAAGGTGGTTTGTCGGCTAAACGTGGTCTTAAACAAGCCATTACCGACTGGAAAGCTGGTAACACGGTCAACGACGCCGGTAAGTACGACTGGGACAAGATGGCAATGGACTTTGGACTGTCCGCAGAGGAAAAGTCGGCCATGTTCAAGGCGGCCCGTACGGACCCAGAACAGTTTGTGGATGCGTTTATCGGTAATGAGTCGTCCCTCAAAGGACTGTTCGGCCTTCGTGCCGCGTCCAAGATGCTCCCGCCGAAGGAACAGGCTGACTTGGGTAAAGCTGTAGTCTTCCGTGTCCTGGCCAAGAAGAACGCTTTTATCGAGACATCCGAAGGTCTGGTACTATCCGGAGACCGTTTCCACAAAGCTCTCTTCAAAGACTTCGGGGAGGCCAAGTTGACACTGGCTCTGGGTAAAGAACAAACCGAAGCCCTGAAAACCCTATCCGAACTAATGCGAGACACAGACCCGGCCAAGAAGGTCCTCGGTTCCGGATACGACAAGATGTCCGAAACACTATCGTACGCAATGAACAAAGCCATGTTCTATCTGTCGTCTTCCAGTGGTGGGGCTATGGCTGGCTCTCAGATCGGGGCCAATAACGTACTCGGTACTGGTCTCGGCATGGGCGTAGGTATGACAGCGGCTGTGGCGCTACACACTGTACTTTCCCGTACATTATCCAACCCGTGGATTGCCAAAGGGATGAAGGCGGCGTCGATGGGTGACCAGACGGCGGCCAACAAAGTACTACGTGTCCTGATGTCACCAGACGCAAAAGAAACCGGGAGCGAAGAAAAGACGTCTTCCCCCGCTTCCCGGCTACCGATTTTCGGTGTACAATAGGGTCGTTATGCCCAAGTGCGTTGTTCGTGATCTCCTGTCACTGTTGATCCCGGTTGGGATTATCGTCGGTGGCTTTGCGCTGATTTCCTTGTTGTAGGGTACAGCGGGCCACGTCCAACCGGTAACCCCCGTGGTTCCACCACCTGACTGACCAGCCCACCTGGATGTAACGCCAGTGTGATCGGGGCCGGTTCAGGGGCATGTCTCGGTTTCCATCCCGTCTTGAACCTCCTGTCCTCCCCCGGTAACACCGCTTTCTGCATCTGTATGGTGACTAACGTATCGACCGAGTCGAACCACTTGGCAGCCCCACGGGCGTTATAAGCGTCCAGCGGGTCGTATTCAGCCGCTCCGTCGGTACCGGGCTTTGGTGGTTTACCGTAATGGTGGACCAGGACGAAGGACAGGTCATTGGTATCAGCCACCAGCCCGTTCAGGTTCTGGAACAACCTGTTCACATCCGTGTTACTGTTCTCGTCCCCATGGAGGAACTTGCTTATGGGGTCCACGATGACGACCTTGGCTTTGGTGGCGGCCACCTCACGGGCCAGCAGTTCCGCCCCCGCCATCGTGTCCAGCATGAAGCCTTTGGGCTTCGACAGGTAGAAGAGGTTGGGAGCCGGCGGGTAACCCAGGGCCTCGTACCGGTACCGGACTCTTTGGTGTAACCCGTACTTGCCAAGCTCCCCGTCCAGGTACAACGTCGCCACCGGCTCCGGTATCTCAAACCCTTCCACGCCCCAGAGACAACCACCCCTGGTCAACGAGTCAGCGATATCAACGATCAACTGACTCTTGCCGATCTTGGCCGGACCACAGGCCAGCATTACCGCTCCTTTGATCAGGACTCCTCCAGTGATCCACGCGGGAGCGTCGGGAAGAGGTGTCGTAAAGAGATCATAGAAACGGTCGGCCATCTAGCTCTGCCGTGTAGCGAAGAAGTTACGTAGGGCATCGAGGGTTATGGCTTTCTCTGGTACTTCGTTAGGCTCCATCTGTTCCCTCTCCTCCAACGACGCATACAGGATGTCGGCGTAGATGCCTAGGTCCCGGATGGTGTCCTTGGTCGGTTCGCCTACCTGGTCAGTACCATCAAAGAGCAATGACCCCAGCCGTGACATCTTATCCACCATCCTGACAAAGATCCCCTGTTCCCTGGTGATCTTGCCATGTGTCACGATCTCGACCAGGTTAAAGTTCGCCCAGGCGTCTTCGTCCCCGGCGTAGTTGGCGTTTTTCCTACAACTAAGTTCCAATTTCTCTTCAGCGATTTTTCGCATTACGTCGGGCCACTCGGCTCTTGTCATAAAGTTTCGTCCTCCCTCGATTCAATTTCGTTACCGTCAGCACGTTGACCAGTGGTATGTCCCCCTGGTCTCTCATGGATTCCGGACACTCGGCGGCGTACTCAGACACCAGGGTTACGAAGCCGTCCCGGACTTCAGCCAGGTAGCCGATGTAGTGGAGGACGATACCTTTGGGGGCGGTCAGGTCCACTTCACCCTGTACCCCGATAGCGTCCTTCCAGACCACCTCAACAGGTATCGGCGGGTTGTATCGTTTGTCTTTCATCCGTAGACCTTTCCGTTGATAGTCGTCTGCCCGTTCCAGATGATAGCCACCGCGTCATCGAAGGACCCGTTAGCTTCAATTACACCGAAGTCAAAGCCGTGGACGGATGAATTCAGATCCGTTGGCCGGTATGACGGAGTCCTGGTACACATACAAGGAACCACGACACCGGACTGATACGCATTGTTCTTCATCGTCTCTTTAATAAACACCTGCCAGGTGTGGAAGTGCCAGAGACGGATGGATGAGCCGTATCGCTCGACGGCGCGGGATGCAGCATACTTACCGCTCCGTACCAACCCGTCCCCGTGAGTGACAGCCAACTTCCCTTTAGCTGGGTGGTAGATATCTCCTTGTGGATGGAAGATGATATCGTCGTTGTCCAGCCGTAGCCAGTGATACGGGTCCAGCATTCCGGAGATACCGGGGAACTTGTTGGTCAACTGGTACGCCCAGGCTTCGTGGTTACCATCGAACCAATGTGTCTCGGCTCCCAGTTCGAGTATCGGGTTGATGAAAAACTCCCGGCCTTTTTCGTATACTTCGATAAGCCGTTGGCCTTCCATCTTACCCGGCGTGTCGATCTCGTGCCTACAGACCGGTGTCATGTCGAACAGATCGCCCATGAGCAGGACGATATCGGGCTTGTAGTCATGGGCAAACGCCATCATGGAGTTAAACGCGGCTTCCACATGGATGGGGGTCTTACGTTGCGTTCCCCTAGGGGAGATTCGTTTAGTCCAGCCGAAGTGGAGGTCACCGAACGCGAGAAATCTTTTCTGCTTTCTTACCATCCACACCTCCTGTGTGTAACGCATATGCCGTCGAAGTCAGTACTGCGATTAGTTCAGTTGGGGTGAATTGGGTTTCGGTGGTTAAGAGTTGGTAAAGGTGTTTGTGGTACTCATACACAGCCGGGATACGTTTGTCATCCACGTCTTCCACAGCGGCCAACTGGGCGTTGTGAAGGAAGCCGGTTATGTCTCTACGAGACAGCTTGGTTGGGTCTCTCATTCACCTACCTCCCATTTACGGCGTAACTTTTGGAACTTACGATAGCGTTTGTCCATCTCCTGGGCGTACAACATAGCTGACGCCGATATCCCTCCCAACGGCGTGTTGTTTACCTCATCGGCCCATTGTTTCCACTGGTGGATGAAGTCGTTCCCGGCCTCGGCCATGTCTTTGTGTGGTGAGCCACCCAGAGCGCGGGGGATCAGCAGGACCACCGGTATGGCTGTACGGCGGGTCATATCTTCCCCAGTACCCGTTGGTCCAGCCAGTTCGGCCCGCGGCTGACCTTGACGGGTCCTTTGAACCCGGACATAAACTTACTTTCCACCACGAACGGCTGGAAGTGTTCCATGATCTTCTCGTCGGACCATGAGACGGGTAGTTCAAATACAAGCTCGTCATGCACCTGGATAAGAGGTATCTGCCCGAGATCCCCAAACCGTCTCATACCTTCGCCTACATCGTCAGCCCCGCCACCCTGGCCGAAGAACGCGGCGGTTTGCTTCAGCTTGTCTTCAGGTGACCCGAACAGTTGGAGGTAACGACCGGAGGCAGACTTAAGATACCCCTGCTCCGCTAATCGCGTAATCGACTTGTGCCACGTTCGGATCTCAGGAAAGCGGTTAAAATACGCTTCCTGTATCGCCAGTGCTTTGCGGCGGTTCTCATGCGTCTTATCACCGAACAGACGTTTAGCCAGATTACTTCCTGTGAACCCTACCACACCGCCGAACGCTTCCCAGTCACGATAAACGACTAAGGCCCCTTTGTCGATCATTGTCCTGGTGTAAGCCGAGTCCAAGTCCTTGCCATAGAGGATTGTGATACCTTCTAGGTAGTCAGCCCCGTGTGAGACAGACTTAGACCAATCACGAGCGTCCCAGCCTTTGTCTGGGTTGTCGCTGGCGACGGATTCAAAGAGTCCGTTTGAGGCCGACACCAGCCAGTGAAAGGCATCTTCAAAGTACGGTAGCTTTTCAAAAACGCCGGCATACCAGAGGACGATACGAAGCTCAAGTTGAGACTTGTCAGCCTTGGCGAGGCACAGGCTGGGGTCCCTTGGAACCACCACCCTCTTTACGTTCTTCCCAAATCCTTTACCTGGGATGTTCTGAAAGTTGGGATCGGAACTACTTAGCCGGCCAAACGACGTACCCGTTGGGTTGAAGCGTGGATGCATCAGACCGTCAGCACTGAAGTACCGCTCTGCAAACCAAGGACCTAAACCTTTACCTTCGTGCTTGTAGTCGTACAAGTTTTCTGCCCATTTGAAAACGTCTCGGTCAGTACGGGCGGTCATGTGATCCAGCAGGGTACTGATAGACTCTTTATCAGTTTTCTCAAGGGGATAGCCGTGGTCTGAGAAGTAAGCTATGATCTGGTCGCTACTGTGGGGGTTGAACGGAGCGTCCCATACGGTCTCTACAGACTTGAGCGTCTGTCCCTTTTTCCCCACCTTGTTCTGTACCCGTGACGGGAACAACTTATCCTTCCTCTCGAACATCTCACGTTCCAGCCGGTACACCTCGTCCCGGTCCACCTTGATGCCACGTACCGACATCTCATGACAGACGACCATCATCTCCTTGACATGGGTGACCAGGTCCTCGGTGATGCCTTTACGCTTCATGTCGGCTTTGAGGTTGGGGACGGCCAAATCGACCGCATAGGTGTCCATGCCGTTGTAGCCCAAGGGGTCATGTTCGTGACATGGGCCGGCACAACGTACACCACGGCACGATTTCCATACCGGCAGGTCGGTGTAGAGAGACGACATGGACCAGAGATCCATAAATCCCTGACCCTTACCCTGATCCTCCCCGTCCTCGTCCTTGGTCGTGCCTTTGCACAGGTGGGAGTTGGCCAGGTAGTGCCAGATCATGGTGTCATCGACACGGGACAGAGGGATGGTGACACCCAGTTCCGCCTCGATGATCGGCTTTTCGACCGTGACGGAGTTATGGCCGACCCAGACGACCTTCTCTCGTTCCAGTTGCTCCAGTACCGCTTTGCCCTTGTAGTTGTAGATAGACGACATGGGCCGGTCGCCGGAACATAGTCCGATGACGGTAGGCGGGATCGGATGCGTCGGATTGAACTCAAAATCAACCGAGACCCAGGGGTTACGACGGACGAACCCACCGGGTTCCCCGTGGGTATCGGGATAGGGAGTGATCACTTCCCACCTCGACGCTGGATCAGGCCTTCCAAAGTATCTATGGCATCTGCCAAGCCCTGGGAAATGCCTTCGTAAAACTCAGCCTCTTTGTGCTTCTTTCGAAGCTGGTACGCCTTGTCCTGATACCCTTTGCGTTGGTGATGCCAGACCTTGACGAGATCTGTAAGGTCTTTGTCGGTAATCACTCCGACTCCCGCAGCCGGCGCCAGATCCGATTGATCTCATACACCAGGTCGGTCAACTGGCCCATTGACAACTCTAATGACGCCGGCTCACCGCCGAAGTAGGCAGCGGCCATACGGCCCAGATCGAGACACAACTCGTCGGCCTTGGCGTGTAGTTTCTGTCTCTGCTGTGGAGACAGCTTACGTGGTTTTGCCATACGCACCTTCCTTGTGGAGGATTTAGGTTTGTGTGGTTAGTTAGGTGGGAAAGGTTGGAAGGGTTAGTTGGTTAAGGGGTTAAAAGGAGGGCTGGCCGAAACCAGCCCTTTAGTACATCCGAGCCACTGTGGTGTCAGTGTCTCTCGTTACAGTGGACGTGTGCCGTGGTGGTCACGTTCCAGTATCTGAAGCAGTCGCACTTGAAGCGCGTATTCACAATCAGGAAATTCCTTTTGGTGCTGGCTGTCTGCCTGTGAACATGCGTCCTTTTCTGTATGCCAGCCGCCCAAAGTGAATCCGCCTTCGTGTCCCACCTCGCAACACCAGGAGTACTGTCGCATCGTTCCCTCCACAGTCACTTACCGGTCAACATTGTGGGAAAAGATGTGGGCGGGGACCCGCTACCACCCTTCCTCCCTACTTCCAGTATCATCGAATCAGCCTTACCTGTCAACGCTTTAGTGGTAGGCGCGGCAGGACTCGAACCTGCGACCCTCTGCTTAGAAGGCAGTGGGGTCGCCCTTTGTTGTCAACAACTTGTGGACTCTGAGGACGAGTTACGGTCATCTTCATCCCTCTTTTTTAGTCCATACTTTGGATTGTGCTTGTCGAAGCTGTAGCAGGTTTTGTGGTACTTCAGCCCCGTATACGGCGCGATGCGGTATTCGTTCTCCGCCGTGATCGGCAAATTGCATTCGGCACAGATCATCACTTCTTCGGATTCTCCCTGTCCCACTGTTCCAACGCTTCCTTGGCCGCCTTGATCTCGGCCCGGTTCCTCCGTTGCGTCGCGTTCCTCACCGCCCAGACCAGCTTCATCCGCTGGCTCAGCCGGGTCTTGGCTGCTTCCGAGACGTGACCCTTTTTGGTAGGGGGCGCTAAAGATGCTGTGTAAAGCGTTGATGTAGCTGTTGAGGTCCCAGGTGATTCGATCGAGCCTACGGTGCCGGTCAGCATCAGTGACTCCCTCGCCTCGACCAACTCCCTGATCTTGGCGTCCAATGTCTCGATCAATATCTTCCGCACTTCGTCTGTCATGGGACATATGGTACTCTCTTCTTTCTTTTTTGTCACTCGTTTCTTCATGTTAGTCCGTTAGCTCACTTTGGGGAACGGGATGACATCAGCCTTACGTGGACGGACTTTGTCAGCTAACTCATCCACATATGTACGCCGACGTTCGATATCAGAATCGGAGTAATAGTCAGTCATGGCTCCGTCTGAGTGGCCCATGAGTGCTACCCGGTCAGCCTTGGCCATACCCAGGATACCGGTTAAGGTGGCCGTGGTACGTCTAAAGGAGTGCCACGACAACGCCTGTATGCCGGCGGCTTTACCAGCCGACTTCAGTATCCTGTTGTTAGCGTTGTGGGCATCAACGGGCCGCCCGGTGGACGAGGAGAACACAGGATCGTCCGGACCCTTAAAGGCTGTACTGTTATAGATCCTGACCAGACCGTCGTAGACCGGGCCGGGTAACGGCTGGATGCGGTTACGGGCTGATGTTTTTACCGCACCATAGTGACCGTCATAGTAGTTCTCTACTACAGCAAACGACCTCGGGGGTATGACTATGGTCTCGTCGCCGTAGCCTTCGGCCAGGACCTGTTGGTCGGTGAGGTTGACTCTTTTCCACCGCAGCCCACATAACTCAGCCACGTTCAAGGACGTGGTTATGGACATCAGGGCCATTGTCTGGTACGGGTCGGACAGGTGGGCCAGGACTGTCTGGGACTGCTCAAAGCTGAGTGCCGGCTTCTTCCGTCGCTCCATCGCTGGGAGCCGGATCATCCGCGCCGGGTTGTCCCCGACGAAATACCCCAGCCGTTTGGCGTGTTCGATGATGGCTGAGACGGCGTTTTTCAGATGGGATAAGGTCTGGGTACTATACTCCGACCCATCATCCTGTCTCTGCTTACGAATGAAGCCACCGATAACATCGACCGTCAGGTCCTTCAACGCCACTTCACCCAGTTCTTCCAGGATGAAGCCGAAGCAGTAATCGTAATGCTTCTTACCAGAATGCTTCATCGGCCATACGACTTCCGGCTGGAACTTCTGGACGACAAACTGCCTCAGGGTCATGACCGAGTGTGGCACCTGTGCCGCGGCGTTGATCTTCGCCATGAATTCGCCGGCCAGTCGCTTGGCCTCAGTCACCTTGATGGCTCCCGGCCCGTCGGCTATACCTACCGCCTGGGATCTACGGACGGTTTTGAGGGTACCGTCCGCTTCCCGTACATCCTCTGTGTACCGTATGCGCCAGAACGATCCGTCCCGGCGTACCTTTGGGTTCTGTACCCGCTTACGGGGCATGTCACCTCCTGGGTAAGAGTATATCAAGAGGGTCCCCGTAGGTCAAGCCTTTTTGTCATAGGTCCGGTCCCATTCGACCAATAAGTCCTCTACCTCGTCACCCAAGGGTCTACAGGCTGGTATCCGGCGGGTCATCTGATGGTACTCCAGCAGTGCCTTGAAGATGGTCATGAAGTCCGTCACCTCACCACCACCTTGGTATGTCCACCGTTCGTCCCCGGCTTCCCCGTCAGCGTCATCCGGTTCTTGCCCTTCTCGGCTTCGTCCAGGTGGGCTATGGCCGACGAGGAACGTCTGTACGGCTCCGGTGTCCCGACACGACCGTCCATAATCATCCTGTGCCACTGGAGGTCCCAGTAGTCGTTCGTGTTACGTGGCATGGGTAGCTCCTTTACACACCGGGCAGCACTCCCGGCAATAGATCCTCGGGACGATGACCAGCGTCCCGTCCACCAGTTGCGGTTCCTTGACCAGACAGTCGCCTTTACGCCGCGGCTCGGTGGCTTCCATGTCACCACCGTTACCATGACGGTTACAACACGGCCCTGGGTAGGTGTTATGGGTGTGGGTCATGCTACCTTCCTTGTGTCGTCCCACCACCAGTAACCGCGATAACGCTTTTGGCTACCGTCAATCCACGGGGCGTACTTGCGTCGGGCTTCTTCGCCACACAACAGGACAGGGCGTTCCCCCTCCTGTACGAACTGAGCCACCCTCTCCATCTCCCGTTGTATAAACGTCTCCTGATTCGGTGTCTTCAGCAACACCGCCGGGTTAATCGTGATCCCCCACACGGTCGGCTGGAACGCCTCTATCGCCCCGTCGTAGTGCCGGCAGTGGCGACAAGCTGCGTCATAGGTTGGACCCGTAGGTGTCTCCCCGCCGGGAGGGAAACATCTCAGCACTGAGGACAGGATCACGTTCTGTCTCGTCATCCCCAGAGGGTGAAGGAACGTCCGTTCCCAGTACCGTCCCCCCTTGGAGGTCATCGGCTCACCGTAGATCAGATCGTCCCGATGGACATGCCGGAACACAAACGCTGCCACGGCGTTGGGTGGGTTGGCGTCCGGAACGTGGCCGGTGGACTTGAGTGGACAGGTACGACAGTGGTCGGGGCGGGTCACTGGTTGTCCTCCACGGGTAACGACAATGCCAGCGACCATACGATGTCAGCGAGTTTTTTAAATCTGTCTTGTAAGTCGCCGTTCATATCACAATAGACAGCAGAAGCATCGTTGACGATTTGATCCTTTTGTTGCTGTGTCAAGCGGCCTCCGGTACATCCGTCACGTCCTCAATCGAGAAATCCACGATCTCCCCGTGGGTCAGGCATTCGACCAGGGCCGTCTGTTCCGCTTCACGGTAAGTAGCCGCGTCATCAACGGTCACTTCCAGTTCTTTCTTGATCATCACGAGTAGTTTGTAGGTTGCCATTGCAGTCTCCTTAAAAAGGGGGAGGCTGTTACACCTCCCCGGTTGGTCCTACTCCTCGTTCCAGGTGACGATGCGGGGCGTACGGCCCTTGGTTCTCGTCCAGTACTCCATGCCCTTCACCGTCGGGATGAAGAAGCTGCTGACCTGGTACTGATCGGTCAGGACCTTGGTACCGTCCTCGGTCTTGTCCTTGCGCTGCTTCAGGACGTAGCCGACCTCTTTGCCCAACAAGAAGTCCCGCAGGATCTCCTGGACAGTCTGTCCGTCCATCGTTCCGTCGACAGCTGCAAACGCCGCCGACAGCTTGGCGAACCCGTTGGCGTCTTCTTCCTTGGCGTTGACTTCGGTACAACCAGCCAGAACCTGTAACGTCGCCCGACCGGACTGGTGACTGACCGTCCGACCGTACATCCAGTTCGGGCCGTACTGACGGTTGGCTGCTGCGTCCGTCTCCGCCATCTCCTGCAACGCCGCGTCATCGAACGACGCATCGAACCACTTCGGCTGAAAACACAGGACGTACTTGCTGTCACGTCCGCCGGCCCCCGCCTCGATATCAATCGTGATCGTGTGATACTCCTTGCCCTCTGCCGGCTCCTTCACTGCGGCCACTTCACTGATCGCCCCGACACAGATCAGGTCGGGCATTTCCTGGATTTTCGCTGTTGGTAGTGCCATATTGTTGGTCTCCTTTTTGTTGTTGGTTGTTAAAACACACGTCGGGCCGTAAGGTCGTACGTGTGGATGTCTTGGGTAACGGGTTACTTCAAAGGCTCAGCGAAACCACCACCGGTTTCACGGATGATCTTCCAGATCCTGACAGGATCGGCGGCCTCGACGGGCTTCAGAGGATAGCCACGGGATTTGACCAGGTACTTCTCGTCACCACTGCAACGGTAGAAGTAACTTACTCCACCGTCTTTCTCCTCCGAGTACGCCTGGAGGATGATGTCAAACGCCGGCCCGAACAGTCCCCGTGCCGACCCCTGAATCAGCGGATGCTTCTGCGGCTTACCTGTAAGCTGGTCCAGATCAGCCTTGGCCGCTTCGAGACAGGTCAGGTATTTGGCCATCGGAGGGACACCTGGGATCTGACAGCCTAGGAATTTACGCAGCGTCCGTACCGTACCCCGCTTGGTCCCGGCCCAGTCCTGCTGCGTATGCGTCAACCCGCTGTACCGTAGCTCCCCAGCGTTCTCAGCCCCCGGCGCATGTTTCAGCACATACTCGTCCACGATGTCCACGTTAAAGCTGCTGAAGCCGTCCCAGCACATCACCGTCGGACGAAAGTCCACCAAATCCGGCATGAACTCCAGCGGGTTGAGCCAGAACGTCTCGATATCCTCGTAGTCGTTGAGGTCGATGCCGCGGATATTACCCAGAAGATCCGTTTTTCCTATCCGCTTTAACTCGTTCTTCACCGACGCCAGACCGTTGGTGCCGAAGTCCGACGACATGACACAGACCCGCTCCCCGTTCTGTACCATACCGTTGATCATGAACGTCTTACCCTGTCCGGTGTGGGAGTACAGGGCAGCTTTGGGCGGGGAAGCTGTCTCGTCAGCCAGTGAGTACGGCTGAGGCTTGGCCCTCTCCACCGTGGCTTTCTTCTTAGCCACCATGTCTTTTAACGCCATCAGCCGGCCACCGTGACGTTGTAGACGATGTCGCTGATGGGGCGGTAGTGGGTCGTGTCCAGGTCCTGGTACTCAAAACACATACCAGAACAACTCACCGGATGCAGGACCACGAACTGGACATCAGTTTCCGGTAACGTGGTGAGGAACAAAACGTCGTCATCATCAAATGCAAGTCGGCCCAGGAACACATGACCAATTGTGTCCTCAAAGTCTTCTTTGGTCGGCAATACCAACGTTGCCGCGTCTGCCAGCACCAGTGTCGTTTGTGTATCTGTCATAAGTCTCCTTTCTTCTTACTCTTACAGACGTACCTAACAGTGGTTATAGGTACGACCTTTACGTGTTTATTCCCTGAATATCGAGGTAAATGCGTTCCATTACTTCATGGAATACTTTACCCGGCCCCGCCTGGTCGTCGTCCCGGTCATTGAGGTTAGGTACCGACTTACGCAGCCGGTAGTACTCCGGGCAATGCATGAAGTCTTTGGCCGATGAATGGGACAACGTGTCTGACACTGCCGCCAGATCCGTTGGCGGTACCGTCTGCCCGCCCCAGCAGAACCTTTCTCCAGGACAGGGATACTGCGGGCCGTATCGTCGGCAGGAATCCTCAACACGAATCCACGGATAGGCTCCGCGTTCGATGAGAAGATCTCTTAACGCTGACTTGTCTTTGATGTGACGGACAGCTTCTTCCGCCTCGTCGGCTGGAATATCCGACACCAGCGTTTTCGTCGCCGGCTTATGTTCGTCCAGCCGTATCCCACGTACCTCATAGGCCACAGGAAAGATGTCAGGGCCGTACTTGGTAGCCAAAGCCGCCGCGTACAGCTTCCTTTGCGGCGAACGTGTCTCCCTCATCTGCCAGACCTCGTCCAGTGACCCGGCCTTTTTGGTCTTCCAGTCCACAGCACGAAGGCGTTTATCCTTCAGCACCAGGTCGATCTTGGCCGGGAACCATTCCGTGGCATCAAGCTCTACCGCCACCACCGTGTAGGTCTCCATGTCCGGCTCTACCCACGTAGTCACGGCTTTCTCGATGGATGTCGCCACGGCCTCCCGGTCCCATTCGGTGAGGTTGGACGAGACCAACATCCCCGCGATGGTTTCCCAGTTGATCATTGGACCAGGACCTTGGCCCCTTCCGGCATCTCGTCCACCATCGTGATAAACACACCCAGTTCGTTGGCGTCGGTGACGAAGCCGCCGTTCAGTTTCTCGATCTCGTCAATGCCGATGTGGACCGTTCCGCCCAGCCGTTTGACCAGACACCCGATGATGACGAACAGCATGTCTACTTCGACCGGGTTGGCGTCCTGTACATCTTTAGTCTTTTCCATCCGTGATCTCCTTTACCTCTGTCTTGGCCAGCCCCAGACTCATCAGGGCCTTCATCACCTCCGGGGTCAACTGGCCGATGTTGACCTGGGTGTTGTTCTGTACCTTCGGGCCGGCGGTACCGGCCAGCTCCTTCGCCGCCCCCAGGGACACCTTCAAATCCTCGTCCTGTACGGCCAACTCAACGAGTCTGGCCCTCCCCAACGCCTCCTGATTCGCCCTGTCCACCATCTGGGCCTCTTCCATGCGTTCCAACAAGCCTCTGACAGCCTTAGGCAGGACACCACGACCACGTAAGTAGTTGAGCGTCACCCCCACCTGTTGTTCTGCTTCGGCTTGTGGAACTCCTGAGTCGATCAGCGTGACCAGTTGCTTAGCTTGGGCTTCGTATACTGTTTCTCCACCGGTCAGCCTTTGTCTACGCTTTGCCATATTCGTCCTCTGACATCGCAGCCGAACCTTCAATCAGCCGGTTCTTCGTTGTATCCACCACCGTCCCCTCTGGTGGCCCAAGCTCTCGTTCCACGCCTGAGATCTTCAGCACTAGTGACTTGACCAGAGCCAGAAACTCCGGATGACATTCGTGGAAGCTGACGATCTTGCCGAACCGACCATTAGACGGCGGCCTAACCGTCCGGTCATTGAATATCCGCCACCCTTTAGAGGTCCACCACGGGACCCCATCCATCGAGATCGTGACAGCGAAACGTACGATAGGGTGCTGGACTTTGTTGTGTGGCTTCGGGTCGATGACGGAGAAGTCTCCGACGCTGAAGGAGATCATACCCACAACCCCCCAACGACCTTCACCACCGGCCTATGACACACCCACAGGTGCACCACCACGGCCATAACAGCCCCGACACACATACCCTGTAGAAACGCTGTCAGGCGCATCGCTCCACCTCCCCTGACCTCTCAGTACCTTTTTCCCCATCCGACGCCGCCACGGGCCTCCTGACCACCACCAAACGTACCTGTGGCTCCTCTACCCAACACCGCGGACACATACCGTCATGTACCCGATGTACCGCGCCACATACAGCACACAGGTCTTTGTCGTGTGTGTAGCCTTGGCCCCAGATACGGTCACGGTCGGACTTCTTACGTGTAGTCATCGTCCCGCCACCATGACCTTTCCTTCAGCCGCCACCTTGACCGTCCCGCCGGCCCTGATCCTCCCCTCCAGCAACGCCTCGGATAACGGCTGGGTCACGTACCGGTGGATGACACGTTTCAGTTCTCTGGCCCCGTACGCCTGACTGGTCCCGCTGTGGAGTAAAAACTCCTTCCCCGTCGGTGTAACCAGCAGCTTGAACGACCTGGCCCCCAGCCGCTGATCCAGATGTTCCTGTAGCTCGTCCAACTGCTGTTCCAGGATCAGTTTCAGTGTGTCTTCGGACAGGGGTTTATAAGTGATCACAGCGTCCACCCTGTTGAGAAACTCCGGTGAGTACCGCTTCCGTACGGCAGACATGACCACGCTGTCCACGTTGGCCGACTGTGGCTTCGTCAGCCCTATCCCGCCACGTAACGCCGCCTGTATGCCCGTGGCTCCCGTATTACTGGTAAAGAAAATCAACGACCTCTGGAAGCTAACAATGTTGTTGTCACCCAGTCGCAGAATCCCCTTATCCAACACACCCAGCAGTATCCGCACCATGCTGTCAGCGGCCTTCTCGATCTCATCGAACAGGATGATGGACAGACTACAGTTCTGGGACGTAATCGCTGCCAGTCGGGCCTGTGTCAGGATCGGGTGGGTCTCACGATGACCTAAGTACCCCGGAGGAGCACCGATCAGCTTGGCCACCTCGTGCTCCATCTGGAACTCGCCACAGTCGATACGGAGGACGTGTTTACAGGACCCGTGTAAGGTCTCAGCCAGTGCCTCCACCGTATGGGTCTTACCGGTACCCGTGGGGCCGAGTAACATAAACACACCAGCCGGACGGTTCTCCGGATTCAACCCGGCTTCGTACATGCGTACATAAGGCACGATGGCTTTTACCGCGTCTGTCTGTCCCAGAACCTTGTGGGACATGGAGGAGAGAGTGTTAGACACGTCAGGCTGCCTCCCCGTTCTTCCACGCCTCGTACGCCGGCTTGTTGAACTTGAACATACACTCCTGCCTGATCGCCTGGTACAGCCGTGTGTCCACCTTCACCGTGGTGGTCCAGCGTGCCTTGGCTGCGTCCTTGAGCTTCGACGGCTCCGACAGCGTGTTCTTTACCGGCCAGTATCGGAACCCACCGGCGGTCATATGTATACCCGTCGTGGCGTCATACACACGGACCCAAAAGGACCAGTAGTCCGTCCCTTCGTCTTTCCCCTGGTGGTAAAGACACTGCTCGATCATGAAGTCCATAGATCGGTCTCCCTTGTACTACGTAGATTGTTTTGACTGTGGTGAGCGCGTCTACCGTGCTCTCTGGACCGATGGACGTTAGTTACACGTACACGGGTTTCACCTTTATGTCATGGCGATGAAGAAAGTTGTCACGGGGACCCCCTATATAGGATGCCTATAGTGAATCAACGTAGTGACCCTAGTCACGATACACAGTCAGTATTCAGGTGAGGCAGTGGTATTGTCCCTTTGGCTTCGCCAAGGGAGGACGGAGGGTGGGTCCAATGGCCCTATTGATGGTGGGGTAATAGGTGGGGATTAGGTCGGATGGCGCAGGGGTGTAAGCGGGGATACAGTCATGGTAGGTGGGACGGGATCTTTTGTGGGGAGTACTATAACAATCGTCTCCGGAGACTTGCGTCCCTCGGGTCAGGGTGATAGTCTGTGACCAAACGAGGACATCTAGAGGTCACCTGAAGGGGTTTATAAGGTCGTTTTTGGTAAAAGGGTTTATAAATTGGGGTTTATAAAGGTGGTTTACGAGGACTTAGGCGGGGCGTAAGCGACGTGGAATCAGCAGGATAGCAGGATAATCACAACTAACCGTGACGTATATCTCATGGGTCAGTTTTCTATTGACCTATAGGTGGACCTATGGCATCCTTGTAGCACGATGATACTCTCTCACACTGACGATAACGATTTCGACGCCCAGAACTTCGTGCGCGCGCACGGAGCAGATGACATTCTGTATGCGTTGCAGACGCCGGCGTATTACGGCCTGTCTGAAGCTGCCGTACTGACATTAGCTGCTGTTGTGTTCCGAGCCATCAATCAATACAAGGAGACCACGTAAATGCTCACCATCCTGTTTCTCATCGCCATATCGTGGATCGTAGCCGAGGTAACGTCGTGAACCCCATCACCATCCTCCGTACCGCCATCCACCAGGTTTGCCACGACCTGACTATGGACGATACCGCGGCGATGGAGGCACTGAAGGTGCTCAACGGCGCTTTGTGGTACCTCAATCGACCGTATCTGTGGGAGGCGAAGTCATGAAACACACACCGGGACCGTGGATTATTCAGACCAACGTCAACAACGACATGCTGTACGAAGTGACAGACAGTTTGACCGAATCAGTTATTATCGCCGGACCCTGGCCAGTACCACTTCCAATGGTTAAGGGTGGAGGTACCGATACGAGATTCTGTAACGCCCGTCTCATCGCCGCGGCGCCCGATTTACTCGCCACGCTGGTAGCCGTGTTTGAGTTCCACCGCGAGGAATACGGCAACGGTCCATTGACCCGACGCATGGAGACCGCCATCACCAAAGCGACCGGGGGGACACGATGAACGCCGTAATAGACGATACCCTGCTCTGTTGTGGCATCTGTACGTCCATCATTGCCAATGATGACGCTACGAGTCTGGACTATTACTACGACTCGGCCAAAGCTGAACGCATGGAACGCGATATCCGAGCTTCCATCCATGAAATCCAATCGAGCGTACCAGGTGGGTACCTTGTAGTCGGTGACTGTATGCAAGGTTTCTCTTGGTCCGATTGTGAAATTTGTGGTATCGGCATCGGTGAGAGTGGATACACGGTAACACTCCTGGGAGAAACATCATGACCCGCGATACAGCCATTACGATGCTCTTCACTGAGCCAGCCATCGACCCTGACATCACCATCCTGATCACCGTTGCCGTGGTCACCATAGTGCTGGCCCTGGTGATTATGGTGTGGCCTGAACGGAGGGTACGGTGATAACAGACAATCAGCTACTGACAGGCGCAACCACGTCGGAAGGATACGATATCCCTGTATATGATGACGGCTTTGGTCCGCTGTGGATTCACCGATGCTCTATAGGTATATCGGGTATCGTCAGAGCACAGACCTGGGAGGATGCGTATAGCATCTGTGAGGATGAATTCTTTCCCGAAGCCGATGAGGCGGTGGACGAACTGATCAAAGAATACGGCTTCCGTCGTGAGCACAAGAAAGTAGTTCGCGACGCATCCGTGCTAGTCGCCGGCGAGCATACCGCGGCGGGTGAACGATTCGAGCAGTACCCTGACGATTACCCCGACGGTAAACTCCGGCCGGAGTTCATCCGTTGGGAGACAGTCGAGACTCCTGACCCTGACGCATGGACCGAAAACGAGCTGTTCTGTGAGGGATTCGGCTTCCGTCCGAATGGACCGAATGACCGCGATACCCGTAACCACGGTATCTACGCTAAAGACCTGAACGGCGATTACCTGGAACGTCTGACACCTGAGTTAATCGCGAATCTGCAAATCACGCTCCATATCAAGGAGTGGGATTGATGCCAGACCCGGTACTCTGCGACATCGCCCGCCTGGGCCTGTTACTGGCCTTCGTGTTCTGTCTGATCGTGGTGATTGTCGCACTATAGCCGATCACCACAAACCGTTGATACAATGACCACAACAGAGGCTAACACCATGACCACCACTACGACGGTAATCACGTATCAGCACGCTTACATTAGCGGCGAGACGACACTTTGCCTCAAACACGCCGATAATCCGCCTGAATGGGTACCGGCACTCGGTCCGGTATCACATGGTGCGCACAGAGGCATCTGCGAAGCTTGCGCGCGCCTGAAGTAACTTCAACCAGTCCGTCAAACCACAGCCGCCTGTAACAGGGCGGCTTTTGTTGTCCCTTGACCACGGCTAACACTAGTGTATACCCCACTGTTAACCATAGTTAACATGACCACAGTGGCCACGATAGGCCGATCCATCGGACGAATCCGCCCCCTCCAGGTTACTCCCCTAGACAATCTAGATGACACCATCACCAGGTGTACACACGTGACAACGGTGGCAACAGCCGGCCGAGATGACCACATTCTGCCACGGTCGTGACTGGTATCTGACTGCCCCCAACGTAACCCATTACCTACCCTCCACTTAACCACATGACCCTCTGCTCGTACAGCAGAGATGCACCCTATCATACACACTCAACGGTCACACTATAGGCTAGTGGCATGTGGTCATGTCCAGCGGTGGATGCTGTAGCCATGATAGATGCCCAGATGTACGGCTGTACGGCTGTCCATACGTCCATACAGATCAAAAGAAGGTTCCTTTGGCTTGACCGGGGGCGGGATACCCTTGACGACGGATCGAGCCGCTGACCGCCGGCCCCTAGGTGGCCGAAGGCAACCTACACGGACTCGCCCTTTTTTATTTTTGTAGAAACTTTGAACGTTGTGGGGACCCTAAAGCCGTAGACCCTCTACCCCTCCACCTTCGCTACAATAGTAGGTGACACAGGAGAGGTCACCTACGTGGCCGACTTATACCAACTGTGGTGGAGGTTCCTATGGCAAGACCCAAGAGTGTATGTACAGTCATCAAAGCCGTTGACGTGTCCATCAACGCAGCGGAAGTGGCGACAGCCGCCTGTCTCGACGTTACAGCTACGGTCGCCGGGTTACAGCCCGACTTCCCTGTCCACGTCTGGGCAGAGTCCCTTACCGCTGACCTGGGCATCTGTAACGCCCACTGTTCCGCTCTGAACACCCTGAAGTTCCGTCTGATCAACCCGACCGGTGGCGGCATCAACCCGGACGCCCTGACCTTCCGTGTGGTGCAGAGGTAGTCATGCTGAAGGGACTGAAGTATCTGACACGCGGGGTACGTTTGGTCCCCGCGTCAGCGGCTGATCTGACGACCACGGATACGTGGTTGTACCAGTTGTCTGTGGCGAATAAGACCGGTGGGGCTGTAACACTGACAGTGATCGACCAGGCGGCCACGCCCCGTAACGTCGTTCCCGTCATCTCACTGCCGGCCAACTCAGTCACGATCATGTCCTGGCCACTGGGGATCAAGTGTACAGCCGGCTTGAACTGGGTGGCGTCGGCGGCTGACTCTCTGGAGGCCGAAGTCGTGGCCGGATACGTAGCAGGGTGACGACGTATGGTCCTCGGGAGGGCGTAGCCCGACTCAGGACCATATTCCTTGGGGGGACTATGAAGACATTATTGTTGTTGCTGGTGATGGTGGCGTGGGTCGGGGCGCAGACTCAGCAGTATCCGGGGGGTGGTGGGGGGACGACGGTAACGGGTGGTAGTTCGCCCAATCAGGTGCTGACGATTCTGGCAACTGAGTCCACAGGCCCGCTGGTCTACACGACTCCTGTGGCGGACAAAGATTCCGTTGTGTTTGGGCCATGTAAGGACACGAGCGGGCTTACGTACTCGTTCTCTATTGATGCATGGAGTACGACGGGGGCCACGCTGTCGATCCTTCCTGCGGTCGCGCCGACAGGCGGCGTGAAGTGTGGTGTGAATACCGGAGGCGGTGCTGCCGTGGCTGGGGCGTATGACGCCACGGACTGGAACGGGGATACGAACGCGCCGACGAAGGATGCGGTGAGGGACAAGATCGAGGCGCTGGTAGTTGGTGGCGGTCACACGCAGAACACCGACACCCACACCGACGCGACCTGCTTCCAGATCAACGAAGACGCCAACGGGCCGAAGGTCTGCGACGACGGCTCAGGCGGGTATCAGATCAAGACGGACGCAGATGCGGTGCTGATGACCGTGGATGCTACGGGTGTGTTGACGCTCGGAGATGGGACCGCGCCGTGGAATCTCACGGGTCTGACCGACGACGCAGCGCCGAGTGCTCCGGGTAGCGCGAATGAGTTCACGGCTTATGTGGATCGCACAACGGGGCTGTGGTCCTACATCCTGAACGGCGGTACGGTAAAGCATCCCGCGCTTGGCAAGTGGGTCACCTTCACGGGACCGACTGCGGCGCGGAGTTATGCGCTGCCTGATGCCGACGGCAATATCGCTCTGGAGTCTTATGTTGGGACCGCAGTAGGAACAGCGCGGACTCGGATGTGTGAGCTCCACATTTGGGGTACGGGCGCGTCCAGCGTCCTGCAAGACACCGACGATGAGGCGGTCTCGTGCTTCAACGGATTTGGTGTGACGGAGACGATCACGGCGGTGCGGTGCTACGCCAACGCAGGGAGCCCCACCGTGACGCCGATAGTAACTGGCGGAGCGGCTGATTCGATCCTCACGGGTGCCTTGACATGCGGCACCGGATCGTTTGCATCAGGCACGTTAAACGGCACACCGACGCTATCGAGCACTGGAACCATAGACGCCAACGTTACGGCGGCAGGTGGGGTAGCAACGAACATCCGGCTTGTGCTCACGCTGACGAGATAACGATATGACCAGACTCCTGATTGCATTGCTGTTGGCTGTGGCGTCGTTCGGCGCGACTGGGGATATTCTCGCCGTTCGCGTTGTCGGCTCCACGACCGGAGTAGCGGACGCGGAATCCGCCTGTAATACGGCATCGGCCTGTACCGGGTGGGTCGCAGAGATCGACGTGGACAATCTGTCCACAGGCGGCACGTATGCGCTCGGCATCGGGGCGCTCAACTCCCCGGCAGCGGCGAAGATCACCTGCACGGTTACGTCCAGCGGATACGATGCGACTGGAACGCTCGGGACTACGAATCGCACCGTCTACGGCACGCATCAACTGCGGAACGTGTACAACGTGGCCTACACGCCACCTTACCCAAACGATGAGACGCTGGTGAGCACGACGCTGACGTTGCGGGTTGCGCTCTCGGATTTTGTGTATCAGGGCGACACCTTGACCTGTGATGTCGGTGCCGGGATCTACACGCAGGGCGGAACGCCAACGAATACGGCGACGGGCGTTAGCGTCACGAACAACTCGACACTCACGTACGACAAGGCCCGTGCTGTCGCTGCGTGGTCGTGGCCCGGTTACAGCAGGATCACGGGCAGCACGCTAACCGTTCGCGCTGTTGGTTTTTCGCGCCACGCCAAAGACGCCAAGCCGCTCGCGGCGATGAAGTTCACGGCGACTGACCCTGATGGGCTGAACGTATCCACCACGGTCACCGACATGACCATCGACTCGGGCATGGCAGATGCGGTCAAAGTGCAGGAGTATGTCGGCACGCTCGACGTGAGCGCGTGCTCTCAGGGGAAGATCGTCACGGTCAACTTCGCGGCCTACCCGTGGGTGGGAGATGCTACTGCCGTGATGGATACGTCAGACGGCGTGAACACGCAGCCGTCTCCGAACTACGCGCCGCAGCATTACGTGTGCGACCGGCTCGGGACGTATGGCTCTCCTATCGCGGTAGTCGATGCGTCCACAGGAAGCGATACGAACAACTGCGCCGCTGCCAACGGAACCGATCCGGCGACCATCTCGCCTTGTCTGACAATCAAGGGCGCGGTAATTGACATAAGGGCGCTCAATGTGGCGACGAACGCCGCTGTCCACTCTGATGTGAACGGAACTGTGTATCTGAAGGCCGGAACTCATGCCTACACAGGGCTGACGACATCCGTCACTGCATCGTCAGGCACGGTGGCGGATGCGGAGTGGGTCACGATCACACCGTACCCCGGCGTGGACCGCTCCAATGTGATATTGGGCAGCATCACGTCATCGGGCAACCGCGCTGGAGCATCCACGGTCAAACAGAAGATCAGCGGCGTCACGTTGGCGTTAACGGGCACAAACGAGTTTTTCTCCAGCGGGGTGCAGTTCTGGCTGCACAATAACTCCCTCCTCAACACATCGACAGCAGCAGCAACGCTGACGGGGACAGCGGGAGGAGTCGCGTACTGGACACACAACACGGTGGCAACCAATGCGACGTGCAACGCTGGCGTGACGGAGAGTTGTCTTCACGGCGGCTTTTCGTCGTTCTCGAATAGCTCACACGCGGCACTGATCAGGGGTAACAACCTAGATAACCTCGCGAATCTCGTCCGGTTCTTCTGCGTACTCGGCAACAGCCATACAAGCGCGGCGGGGGCGACGGGGCTGTCGTTTCTCAGTTCGGATGATTCCTCGACCGTCGATCAGAGCTATATCTTCGCCTACAACAAGCTGATGAATGTTCAGACGGGGACTTCGTTCCTCGTCACCACGGCAGCACTGGCGACACAAATAGGTGGCGTCCTCGCGGGCAACCTGCTGGAACTTAACTCGTCCAACGCTGCCACGGTGGGAGTTTCGGCAGGTGGTAACACCGTGTCGTCTATCGTCAACCAGATGAGTTTCAATAATACCGTCATCGGTCAGCGGTATCTGTATGCATACAACGACACAGGATCAACGCCGATGTATCGCTCAACCTGGACTATACGAAATAGCGTGTTCTCGAGATTCGCGGTCAAATCTGACGTATTCTCGCCGTACAATGCCGGTCGCGTAGGCAACTGGTCCGCACAGTATGGAGTCGGGTTTAGCGGGAACGTGGACGCAGCAGAGGCAACAGGAGGGCAAGCCGTTGGCGGGTCGCTCACGTTCGCGGGCGAGTGGACTGGCTTATACAGCAACATGATGCCTATAGCTGCCACGCTGGATGAGCAATCGACCACGCAGCCAACATCGGTATCGCCGGGCCATGCAGTGACGTGGCTGGCGTTCACGAACCGAACTGCATTCGATGGTGTCTCAACCGGCGCCGGCAACGGCGACTACCACCTGACCGGATCGAGCCCCGCGCTCAATCTCGTACCGTCTGGGTCTGCTGTCCTGCCGTACGACCTTGACGGCGTAGCACGACGCAACGACGGCACCGGAGCGGCAGGTGCGTACGAGTATGCTGTGTCTGCATCACGCAAGCGTGTAGTGATCGTCCAGTGAGGAACACGGAATGCGAATCTTGATATGTCTGCTTTCTATCTCGGTGATTCATGCTGCGACCTACACGGTTGCCCCGTCAGGAGGCGATTACACGACCATTCAGGCTTGCGCAGATGCAGCACAGCCGGGAGACACCTGTCTGGTGACTGCCGGTACGTACAACGAGCGCATCGTCACCACGAGAGGCGGATCAGCGGCGAACCTGCGCCTCACGTTTCTGGCACAAGGCACGGTCACGATGAAGGGTTTCGACATCCGGCACCCTTACATCACTGTTGATGGGTTCGACATGGCCGACTATTATACCGATTACTCAGCGTATGTCGCCATTGGGACTACCGCAAACTACACCGAGATCCTGAACAACACCATCCGTGAACATAACGGGGTCGGGCATGTGGCGGGGGTTGACTTCAACTACTCGGGCGGCGTTGGGGCGGCGAGTTGCATCATTCGCGGCAACAGTCTGATGCGTCTCAACTACGAGTACATCATCCTGCACGGCGATGGGCATCTGGTGGAGAACAACACGTTGACGGAATCCCGACAGTGGGATTTGTTCCTGCCGTTCGGCACGAACCATGTGATACGCCGAAACGTGATGGGAAACCCCGGCACACCGCTGTCTGGAAACCACCCTGACTTTGTGCAGGCATACAGCGTTGGCAATGAGCCAGTGGAGGATCTGCTGATCGAGGAGAACTTCATCAGTGAACTCCCGAGCCAGATGTGCCAGATGAATAGTTCTGTCAACGGCGTCGGGGCGCTCGTTTCCAACATGAAAAACATCACGTTCCGCCGAAACGTGATTATGAATGTCCCGGATAACTGTAACGTGTCCGTGCCGTTCATGACGTTCGAGAATAATACCTTCTACCGGCTCGGGTACAACGGCACGGGCCATGCCATAGGAGCATCTCTGACTCGCGGCGTCGGCAACAACATGACGTTCCGCAACAACGTGTTTCTCGCCGGGGGAACGACGCCTAACACCACGAACGACACGCGGGGCTTCTACAGCGTGAGCGACGGCAGAATCCTGGCCGAAGCCTTCGCGATGCTGGTGACGGGAGAGACTCCATTCGCTAGTTGCAGCATCACGACCTGTCCAATCGCTACGGGCATTGCGACCGATCTGAAGAACAATGGATACCTGCTGAATACGTACATCACGGCCGCTGCCAGAGCATTGACGAGCGCGGACGACATGACGCTGGACGCCGCGTATGCTGCGTACAAGAGCGCGGTTTACGACGTGGTAGCGCAGACCGTCGCGCTGGAAACGCTGCTAAAGACGACATTCTCCGCGCATCACAACTATGTCGGCGGTGCTTCGTCGGCTGGCTTCCCGACCAAGAAGTCCAGTGGGTGTAATTGCGGGGCTACATCTACCCCCAGTAACTTCTGCGAGGCGTCGTGTAGTCTCGGCGGGATCAACGGCGGCGATCCGTTGCTGGCGAATATCAGTAATCCGCTTGGGGCCGATGGCCTGCCTTTTACTGCGGATGACGGATTCAGGCCGCTGGCCGACTCTCCACTCTGTACGGGCGGCGAGAGCGGCACGTACATCGGGGCTTACGACTGCGGCGCTACTCCGGTGGTGACGTGGACCGTATCGGGCAGGCTGACGGTGACCGGAAGTGGTGCGGATGTAGCGATCACCGGAACTGCCTCGGCTGCAACTACGGCGGATGGCTCGGGTGATTTCAGCATCTCCGGTCTGGCAGACGGCACATATACGGTCACTCCTACCAAGGCTGGCGTTACGTTCAGTCCTGCGTCTATCGACGTGACGATCAGCGGCGCGAACCAGTTTGCGACGTTCGGCGCCGCGGCGGGTGGTACTGTCCGCACGGTCAAGACGGATGGAACCGGGGACTATACGACTATTCAGGCCTGCGTGACGGCAGCACAGGCTGGTGATACCTGTTGGGTGTACCCCGGTAATTACCCGGAGTTCGTCGCGACACCGACCACAGGGACCGGACTGCTGACCATTGCTGCGGTCTATAAGGCGAACAGTTCAGCTACGCAGGAGGCCGAAAGATCAACCGCCAAGGGATTCCGTATCCGCAGGCAGAACGTCACGGTCGATGGCTTCGACATCACGAAATACGATGTTGGCCTGAGTATGGGCCATGTCTCTGTCGAGGCGACTGGCAGCAATTGCAAGGTGGTAGGCAATGTGATCAGGGACGGCATTTGGCTCTACTCGTCCAGCTACTACTTCGACGCGACCACCCACACGATCACGAATGCAGCGGGCGGCTTCATAGCGGCAGGCTTTGTGCCGGGAGTCAAGATTTACGTCACCAGCGACTTCAACGCGCAGCACCTCAACCACGACACGATAAAAGATGTGACTGCGGTAACCGACACTGTTCTGACTGTCACTGACACAGACACCGGAGTGGCGAACTGGGAGATGGTGACCGAAGGCCCGGTTGAGTCCACACTCTATGTCACGCGATCAGACAAGGGTGGCGTGACGGGTGTTCACTTCAGTATGTCTGGTGGAGTCGGACCGAGTGGATGCACGGTCGCGAACAACAGGATGAGTAATCTGGCAGGGCTGGGAATCCTGACTATCGCCGGGTCCAACACGCTGATCGAACGGAATGAGTTGATCGACATGCACGGATGGCGGCTTATCACGCTGTCTGGCAGCAACAACACATTCCAGTACAACGTATTTCGCGACTCGCCGCGATGGGAGGGCTTTTCCCCACCCGATCCAGAGATTCCGCACGCACCCGGAACTGGCACATGGGATATGTATGCACAGTTCGTTTACAGCACCGCAACCTCGGTGATCGCGGTCAATGACAATCTGTTTGAGTACAACATAATCAAAGACATAGATAACTCGATGGCGCAAGTGGAGTGGCTTGGCGAGACTCCCTACGGCATCGGGATGACATTCCGCCGTAACGTGTTCGTCGGCGTAGAAGGACACGGCGCTCTCCACTACCCGCAGACGCATGTCCTCAACAACACGTTCGTCAACACGGCAGTGGAGTCGGCAGATGCTTTCATCATGGACGACTCTCTGCACGGCGCTCCAGAGGAGAGCACTGTAAAGAACAACGCTTTCGTCGGCGTCGGGGATATACCGGAATATGGCTGGTACAACGTCAACCCGCTGTACGCAACCCCGGACTACAACTTCGTTGCCGCGTCTGGCGCGGATGGATTCGCAGCCAAGGCGGGTTTTGCCGGGGATGAGGCGCATGGCGTCAATGGTGGTGATCCCCGGTTCGCGAACATCAGCGACGTGCTTGGAGCAGACGGGTTACCGTTCACCGCTGACGACGGGCTAATACCGCAGGCCGGTTCACCGCTCTGTGGCGCTGGAGAGGGCGGAGTGGACATCGGCGCTTATTCGTGCGCAGGGTCTGCGGCACCACAGGCGCACTCACACCGCCACACCGGAGGCCGCATCACAGGCGGCAGGCAATGAAACATACAAGGAGATTACCAATGCACAAACTAATCCTGTCCCTCGTCCTTGCGGCGGGGCTGTACGCTGCCGGCCCGTCCGTGAAGGCTGGACCTACGGGCTCGGTGGGGTTGCCCACAGGCGAACTGGCTGAACTGCCCGCAACATGCCGAGTCGGTGAGTTGTTTTTCGTCACCGATGCCACGGCGGGCCAGAACGCATACGGCTGCACAGCAACGGATACGTGGACGCTGCTTAGTGGCGGTGGTGGTGATGTAACCGGCCCCGCTTCGGCTACGGCAGATACCGTGGTTATCTACGACGACACAACAGGTAAGGTGCTGACGACCACCAATATTCTGTACGACACAGGCTACTTTGGCTTCACGCAGTCCGGGGAGGGTGGCATCTATCACACGCTAACGTCTCAAAGCGTCGCTGTGTACGGCGGTCAGTCATCCGCTAACGGCGGCACGTTCCGGGGGTACGGCTCGACTCACGCGACCAAGCCGGGGGCGATCGATCTCGATATTTTGGACAACGCCAATTCCGTGCTGCGAGTGCGGCGAGAGGCCGCTGGATCGTTCACAAACTTGCTTCTGGTCAATCAAAGCGGCCTGATCACTATGCCGCTGGTAGCGAACGGGGCGGCTGGAGCCATAGCGGTAAACTCGTCCGGGGACGTAGCGAAGGTTTCGGGTACAGCGACCGACTGCGTGCTCGTGGATGGCACGAGTGGGCCGTGCGGCACAGGATCGACCATCACGCTATCGGAAGGGACCGCAATCATCATCGCGACGGTGGGCGATGACAACGAGATATCGGTGGACGAGGATATTGTGGCCATTCAGGCGGGCGACAATGCGTTGTCGGGGATCAACTCGTTCCCGGCCACCGCGTCTCAGACCCTGACGGCAAGCGATACTATCGTCTGCAACGCAACTCGCATCGCGATTACGGCAGCGTCTCCGGTGACCGTGACGACAACACCGACGATAGCGGACTCGGCGTCTGATGGGCAGATGTGCATTTTGCAAAATGTTGGCGCGAACGATATCACGCTGACGTCCGGCGCATCCGAGAATCTGAAGCTCTCCTCAGCTACCGTCGCGGTTCCGGCGGGGCGATTCATGACACTGATCTGGGATAGCGCCACGAGCCTGTGGACGCAGGGGGTGCTCTAGTGCGCTGGCTTATTGCTCTCTTGTCTTGCAGTGTCGTCTACGGCGGGGTGTCGTGCTCGACCGGCTCATGGACTGGTTCCGCTTGTCCGTCCTACCCTGCAACGATCACGGTGACTTGTTCCGCAGGGCTTGTCCAGGCTGAGTTACAGGCAGCTATCGACGCCACGCGGGGACAGGCGGCAGGCGGCAACACCATCGCGATCCATCCCTCGTGCGAGTACGCCGCGTCTCACTCAGAGGCCACGCCGGGATTCATGATTGACTTCCCGGCAGGGACCAATAAGAATATCATCACCACGACGGAGCACGCGAAACTGCCCCCCGATGGAACACGCATCACCCCGATGTACTGGCCACTTGTGCCGAAGTTCACGTTGACGGGCGGAACGGGGCCGATGTTCCATTTCGCCAATGTTCCGTATGGTCGGTCAAGTAGCCCCGGTGGATTACCCGCGTCAAACTGGGAGATTCGCGGATTAGGTTTTATCCAGAACCTCTCGGTGGCAAACATCGCTGGTGGGAGCGACACAGCGCCGGCAGTCGGGTATATCTCCGTCGGATACAGCGGGGATTCCTTTTCCCAGGCGGCACTTACGATTGGTCAATCTACTGAACAATTCACATCCATCGTGGTATCTGGCGGAGTAGCAACGGTCACGCACTCGGCAATCTCAGGAGTCGATTTTAAGACCGACGACAAGATCAACCTCAGAGGATTCCGCACGACCACGGCTCTGAACGGCGTCCAGACTCTCACGGGAGCGACTAATACCACGTTTACGTTTAGCACTGCGTTGGGCGACGGTACCTACACCGAGCCGACGATGTATTTCTCCTACCCGGCAGATGCAACACAGCTTGCTTCAGACATCACGATTAATCAGATCATCTCGCTGAACAACGGCTGGAGTCGCATCGTGCGTGAGATTGGGCTGAATGGCAACGAGCAGACCGTGAAGAACTCATGGCTCCAGCAGGGGTACATGTCAGGACAGCAGGGGCAGCAGATACTGGCAGCGGCGGGAGGTAGCGGCACCTACATCGAGAACAATTCGTTGATGGCCCCCGTGGCGGAAAACCTGTTCTGGGGCGGGGTTGCACAGCACACACCAGACTTCCCGTCGGACATTTTCGTGAGGTACAACTACGTATCACACTACCCCCTGTGGGGCCGCACGCGACGATGGGATCTCATGAAGACCGACGCCGATGTAATGATCTTCAAGGGACGAGCCGTGCTTGCCACAAGCGCCGAAGGGTCAGATCAGTATGTTGCGATTCGAGCCGGGTTGCTTGGCGACACGGAGCCTGACTTCTCGTCCTGTACCGTGGTCGGCTGTACCGTTGACGAGGGCGACCTCAACGGGACCACGAATCCACGCCCCGTGCGGTGGAAGTACTGGGACCAGGATAGTGTTAATATTGCGAACCTGCTCGAGTTGAAGGGCGCGGAGGATGTCACCATCAGGCATAACGTCTTCGAGCACCACTGGAACCAGACTCAAGCTCAGTCGATCAATATCAAGGCCGCGCCGGATAGCATCTATCCAAACTACTCAAACGGCTGCGTGGAGTCGATGGAGGGAACTGCGGACGTATCTGCCGACGGACTGACGGTCACCGCGAACACGGGAGATTTCCCTGGTCGTATGTGGGCAGTGAAGCCGGTACGAACGGTCACGGCGGTGAATACGTCAACTAACCTGATCTCGATTAATAGTGGCTATGGCTCTCCGAAAGCAGGTATGAGGGTCGGATTCTTTGGATCGAGTCTGCCAGGCGGGCTGGATACATCAACGCTGTACTACGCGAGGACTGTGACGAAAATCAGCGACAGCCTGACGACGTTGCTGGTATCGACCACACCTGACGATACAGGGTTGATTGATATCACCAGTGAAGGTACTGGGACGACAATGTACTGGCAGGATACCACCAGTGAAGTCATCAGGATTGACGGCGTATTCTACCAGATTGCTCTGTTCGACTCAGCCACGCAACTCACACTCGAATCGGCAGTCCCCACTGGCGGTTCTCCGGTGACGCTTCCGTTCATGTACGGTGCTGACCCGGTGACGCGCCTGTGCCGATCAGGGCGAACATTCCGCCTGGACTTCTCGCGGAACTGGATCAGGAATGTGAACTCTGCGCTGGGCATTCAGATTGGGTCAGATCAGAGCAACACGCGATTCGTCGGCGATCTCAAGTTCTACCATAATTTCATCCAGCAGGATCAGGCGGCGTGGGCGAGTTCAGTAGGTACGCAGAATACAAGCTCCAGTACGCCGTTCTGGATGATTGGTCCGCCGCCTGATACCATCATCGAGCACAATACGGCCATTGTGGCAAATACGCTGTGGGGGCCATTCATTGATCTGGGTGCAAGTAATGTATCCACTTCGACATCGAATGAAAAAACGAACCTTGGCGACGTTGTGTTCAGGAATAATTTCATCACCAAGACATCTTCTGGGTCTGCGAGGGGCTACCAAACGACGCATTACGCTGGCGTGTTGAGAGACTACTGTGGTGGATCGCAGGGCGCGACGGAATGTCCGTCGGCTCAGTGGGGGAAGAACATCTTCGCAGGGGCAGCAATCAGCAGTTATCCCAACGACGACGAGAACGCCGCTCAGACACGAGCAACGGGCGTGTACAATCTGGGGTCAAGTAATGCCGCGTTCACCCCAGATGCTTCGCATTACAACGCTCTGTTCCGTGACTACGCCAGCGGGAAGTACGCCGTCCACAATACCTCGGCGTTCAAGCGCACCGGCACTGACGGGGCCGACTACGGGGCCGATATGTCACAGATCCCCCGCATCCTTGCCTTGAAGGTAACGCCAACAGACACGCTCGTGCATTTCAGCTACGCCCTGACTCAGCCGATCGCGCACATCCCGTGCGTGTTGGAGGTGAGTGAACGACCAGACTTCAGGGACGAGACTGCGACGGAAGACCCGACGGACGGCAGTTACACGCTTGGGTATGTGGGCGAAGGGTCGGATATCTCGACCTACTACGGCCACGAGTCCGATGCCTACGACGGCTACGTGCGAAGGGGAGCCCAACGCACGATCATCGTTGGCCAGTCTGAGCCGCTCGATCCAGAGACGCTGCACTACTACCGCCTCTCGTGCGGGGGCGACCAACAGACCGGCTCGTTCACGACGCTGGCAGCGCAGACCGGCACGCAGACGATCAGCCGCACCACGGCGGAAGATGTGACATGGGGAACCTCGTACAGCCGCGCCGCGGACACGATCTCGGGCGGGGATACGGAAGCATCCTCCGGTGGCGTGGCGTCGTTCACGGCCAACAAGGGAGATGTCGTGTACTACAGGTACGGCTCAGGCCCGGTGCGGTCTCTGGCGGTACGATAACCACAACAACGCCGGGGCGATCAGCCACAAACTCGATGGCTCTGGCGTATCAATCGTGAACAGCGACACACTTTGTTGCTGGAGTGGCGGAGAATACGCCGTCACACTGGCAGCAGACACGCCGAGCCAGCTATCCGCGGCGAACTGATGGCGAACCGCGAATGTGCGAACGTCCGTGATCTCGCCTACCGTGTCGGCCACGAGTCGCGTGGTCAGGTTCGAATACAGCAAGGCGCTCTGCGCGGGCGTGATGTCGAAGAACGCGATCAGCACGGGGAGCTCGGTCGTGGTCCCGGCCCGGTGCACCTGAGCGATTGCTTCCCGCATCTGGATGGGGGCAGAGGAGTGCATCCCGTCGAGAGACTCCAGCCAAACAGTCGTGGCACCGGACCCCTCCAACCATATCGAGTGCCGGGTCGGCACAGCGATTTGCCCGTAACGGCGCTCCACCTGCGTCCCGAGATTCCAGGCATCCACGGTCCACATGTATGTTGTGGCCTGTAGCCCAACGGACAGTAACGGCAGCAATAACAGCTTCATCCGATCCTCCGTGCGGTGGACTACGACCGCACCTTATTTGTTTCTGCGGCAAGCGCAGAATGCAGCATAACACAGCCAGCACACCGATGTAGCCCCGAATAATAGCGCGTGTGGACTCCCGGTGGCGTAGCACCCTACAGACAGCATGGCGGGCAGCAGGATGTATGCCACCCGCCACTGTGGCCACAACGCGAACCTCCGAGACGCGCTCTGGCGATATGAAGATATGAATGGTAATGTGTATGAAGCCATTGCAGCCGCCTCCACGCGGTTGTTGTGGTCAGGCTACGCTGTTTCCTTGCCCGGAGGCAGCGTAGCTGCGGGTTCCGTACCAGGAACCAGGTACAGTTTACGCCTTTTTCTCCCCAGAGTAAACAGTTTTTTGTGTCCGATACGTTACCCTAGATGTAGGTGACATTAGACCAGGAACAACTTCGCGAGTACATCAGAATGGGCCGGCACAAAGCCCGTACGGACCTCATGTGGCTGTGCCATAACGTCCTGGGTATGACACGGGTGAACGAGGAAGTCCACGGTACATTCATGCGGAAGTTGCAGCAGTTTGACGGGCACCAGGGCTGGGACCGGTGGGATGAGACGTTGGGCCGGTTCGTCTACACGCCCAAGTATGAAGACCCGATTGAGATGTCGGCGTATCGGAAGAAGAATCTGATTCTGGCCCCACGGTCGTGGTACAAGTCGTCGGTTAACGTCATGGCCCACAGCATCCAGTGGATCTTGAACTACCCGGATATCACCATGCTGCTGATGCACGCTTCTCAGGAGACGATTGAGAAGCAGTTTGCGTTTATCAAGCAGCAGTTTCACAAAAACGCTGTGATGCGGTTTTTCTTCCCTGAGTTCTGTCCCC